TAAAGAACTATTCGATTAGATTACAAATTTATCCCCACTAAATTTCTACTGAGCCAAAAAAGAGTGTATTGATGAAGCTGACGGGAAAAAGTGTGGAATAGGGAAAATAAAAAAAAGCCGTAAGAATACGGCTTTTTGTGGAGCCGAAAGCGGGACTCGAACCCGCGACTTACTCATTACGAATGAGTTTTATTACAGCTTTATTCCATCTTAAAAATCAATCTGTTACTTATACATTCTTATTTTGTTGCGACAAACCCTTTGACAAACCCTAGAGAAAGAATTGAAAATTGGTTTATCATTAATTATCAATGCAAATATATAATATTCTGTGTACATAGAATATTATATGCCAATAAAAAATAAGAGGATACCTTCACAGGCACCCCCTTCCGAAAAACTCTCTTTATTACCATTTAATCTAATAAGCTATGCAAAGGTATGCCGCATTACCTGCTTAATGCTCTTATTTATACGGGAAATGGCAATAAATTTGAAAATTATCGCAATATCGCCTTGGCTTTTATTGACATTTCTTTTTTCAGCTCAGTGATACGCTTTTCCAAGCCTTTATTATCCGGATTTTCTTTCAGTGCATTTTGAAGCTTTCTCAGCACCTTCATTTTTGTATCGAAATACCGGATCATTTCTATTTCTCCATTTTTCTTCATCTGTTCAAGCTCCTGGCGGAACTCCTTACGGCCATCCTTGATAAACTGCTTGTATCTTTTTTCGGCCACTTTCATTGCTTCGTATCGCTCTAGGTAGTCAAAGAATACCCTATTGGTGGCAGAGGTAACACTCCTTTCAGTTACTGGAGAGCCAAATCTGTTTACAACTGGTATTGTCCGGAACTCGATATTATCAGGATTACCCATTGCAAGATCAGCTGCAGCACCGCTAAGATTGGATATTGTCTTACCTATTCCGCCGGTATATGCCGTAATTATATGTTCCATGTAAGCTGGATTTATGAATGTTCCAAAAAGTGGACTTCTTCGTGCATCATCCCCGCCTATTTGGTTAAGCAGACGTGAAAACTCCACGTAAACAGGGCTCACTCCTTTATAAATACGCTCATATTCGGGAAGGTTATTGGTCCACTCTGTGTCTTTTGCGATATCACGTCCGGTGAAATCTCGATTGAATGCCACATCCATAAGTGGAGCAATGATATCCGGCATAACCCCTGAAACAGCTTCTTGAATATTAGGTTCACCTTCTGGAATAAGGTTGATAAATCCAATAGCACTCTGTACCTGGCGTAATGTTGCGACAGATGCACGTTCAGGAGTAATCCGACCCGTCATTAACCTGTAGAATATATCACCCAGGCCATAGATTTCACGGAAAAATGGAGGAAGAGGTATTTTGGCATATCCATTCCCTATATATATCAGCCAGTTATTCATACGTGTATAATCAGTCTGATTAAAATAGTCATCATCTCCATCTCCGCCTAATGCAGATATTAACAATGAATTTAGATAGGGCATAATAAATCCTGATGCAGCTATAGTAGCTAGAGTTCCGGCAACACGTTTCTTATTATTAGCCGCTGACTGTCCGACCTGATATAAACCTTGTACAGCAGGATTAAAGAAAAGTATCCACTTATTCATGAACCATGCAAGTGCGGCCCACGCTCCTTTTCCTTTGCCTAAAGCTCCTTTTTTGTTAAAATTCACTGTTATATTCTTTGCTGCATCAATAGACTCTTCAATAGTCTTTCCGGCTTCACGTGAAGACATATAGGCATTAAATCGGTTTACATCTTCCGCAATGCGGTTTGCAACCTCTAGAGCTTTTATTACTCCTTCCAGACCTTTTTTGCCTGCACCGGCTACAGCTTTAATACCTTTCAGATCATTGAGTGCCTTGTCGTACTCATGTTTGTAGTCCTCGATAGTATGAACAGCTGTATAGCCCGTTTCTCCACCATTCTGGATGAATTCCTGGAAATACTGATCTGTCTTGCTTCCCGGTTTATATTTGCCCAACACGCCACGGAAAACAGCCTTGAAACTCTTTGGCGTATTAAGAACGAAACGGGCGGATGAACCAATACCATTGTTGAGAAACTGCATTGTGGCAGAATGAATGGAGTCACGGACAAAGTTGGCCGCAACAAAGTCTGGATTGTTGCTTGTCAGGCCACCGCCGTAAAACCTTTTCGCTTTATTGTAGTACTCCCAGAAGATGTTTTCCTCTCCTTCTGGATTAGTCTTTCCGTTCAATGCCTGTGCAGCACGCGGATTACCGTTAATGTACATAACGTATTCCTGGCCATTTATCATGACGGATACGGTATGCTCCGGCTTCTGCATCTGCTTCACCTTAACTGTAACGCCTAGAGGTGTACGTCTTCTGAACGCCAGTCCTAGTTCCTCCATTTCTTTCATGTTTTTTTCAAATTCTTCCAGTTTCTGCTGTATCGTTTTTGCATCATCTGTTTCTTCAATGCCAGGATATACAGCCTCAGCCTGGCCATGGACTGTATGAACAGTTCTCGCATACCACTGGTCACGAACAGTAACAAGCTCATTCGGCCGGTTAATGATGAAATTGTAGAATCGCTGTTTCATTTTGTTTCGGTTACCCAATATAATAGCATTTTGGGCAGACAGAGCAATATTGGCGATAGGATTGTCTGCAAGAGATTTTCTTCCTTTTGCTGATTTTTCCTTCTGTACCGGCGTTTCCTTACGCGTGTAGTCGTAAAAATCTTCAGCAATACTTTCCTGCCATCCACGAAGAGGAACATAATACTGCATCATATTTTTCAATTCCTCATACTTTTCTGCACTGATTATACCGGAGTCAAACTGTTTGCGAAGATTCTCGTTGGTAGCCGAGTTGATTAACTGCCATAGCCTGTATACTTCTGCAGCTGGTATCTTGTTCTCAAATTCAGAAACAATGCTTTCCGCATGTTCCTTGTATTCTTTCTCTATTTCCTTTTTTCTTTTTTCTCGAGCCGCATCATCTGTTATTCCGCTGGGTTCATCTGCGGAATGTTTAAGAACAAGTCCGGTAAGACCTGAATAATCTTTCCCTTCGGATATCATTTTATCATAATCGGCCTGTACTTTATCCATAAGGGCATCATATTGTGGCTGAGTGATATCACCTTTATCCAGCTTTCCGTCTAATTCCTTTTTTGCTTCATCGTAGGCTTTCTGGGCTTCACGATTCAAGAACACCTCGTTTCGTTCAAGTCCGGACTTTGCGTAGATGTAATCCTCTACCTGTTCACGGCTTGACATCTTTGCCAGGCGATCAATATGATTCAGCAGCGGCTCAAAGAAATCCGTAAGATAGCGTTCATTGTCTACCTTATTGATTGAACTAAGACGATTCTCCGCTGTATAAGCATTCTCGAATGTGCGTATTGGCTTCCCGCTCTGCCTTTCAATAAGCTCTTGCAATACCTTTAAAGAAAGCATACTGTCCTGAAATGCTTCCTGGAACCGGAAAGAATTGTTGTCAATAGCTGCATCATATTCTTGTACCAGTGCCGGCCGGTCCTCAAAGCGGAATAAAGTGTCTTCCGTTTTTCGACTGCTGAACATTCCAATACCAAATCTCTTTCTCATGACTGTTTCTTTTGCCGTCTCAAGAGGATTATTAGACTTACGCAGATTGTTGCGACTCTCCCACAATATATAGCGAAGATCATTATCTGTTAGCTCTATAGTGAAACCAAGATTCTCGAGCATAACACGGAAGAGTTGCTTTACCTTCTCCCAGAATGTTGGCTCAATAGTACCGGACTCTGCAAGAGTGGCAAGATATTCTTCCACTGCAACACGCATGTTATAGTCGTATCGAGGTAAGAGTCTGACAATTTCCTTGCGGACTTCCGGAGAAGCTGCTGCATATATTCCGTCCATAAAGGCATTGAAATTCTTGACGCCTACCATCTTTCGCAGTCCGTAATGGGCAACACCTTCGTGCAGAAGTGTAGCTTTAATATCCTCCATTCCATCCGCATTAGGAAGATATACACAGATATTGCCGTCATGGTACCAACCTTTGACACGCAATCCCTTTTCAAGCGCACGACGTGCGGCACCTTGTGGTACCTGGTCTATGGAAGTGTAGACAGTAACAGGAATGTTGAGTTTTGCTGCTTGTTCATTTATATTCTTAATGGTTTGTTGTTCTGAGTTATTTAATACTGGCAATGTAAAATCATAAGCATCGGATATAAAAATCTGGTCTTTGCGGGATACATCTTCGGTCTCTTCAGCTAAACTCTGTCTTCTTTGCTCCGGTGTCATGTCTATACGGGTCTGGACATTTCGGCTTTCTACTTCACCGGATAATTTATTATAAATATTATATTCTTGTCCTTTAATTTCCAATGGAATCTTTCCTTCACTTACATATTTCCATGCATCTTCGTATCCTTCTTTGTCGTATCCTCTGGCAAATAGATTAAACCCCTTTGTTCTTATATCAATGGGAGGTATCATATCTTCCATGCCTGTTTCTTTATACTCTTCAATAAGGATCTTTTCTACTTCTCCCTGTGGCAGTCCTGGATTCTCTTTCTGCGTTTCTATAAGTTCGTTTCTCCACGACCATGCCATGAATTTGTCATATATCTGTTTTGCTGTGGATTCATTGCCTCCTCTTGCAAAACCTTCTTCTGATTGTATCATGTGCTGTATTTCGTGAACTAATACTGATTTGACATCGTCAGACTTTGCAAGATTGATAATTATTTGATTTTCTTTAGAATCCGCCTTCCCCGAATAGCTAAAATCAGGATTGTCTATAAACAAGACTTTTGTCTTATTCAGTAATGGGTAAGCGATGAAAAGTTCTTTGTCCTTGATATAATCATCCAGATATGTCTTTTCTGTCATTTCATATTGTTCACGAACAGCATCAGCTTTTTCACTCAGCTCGTCAAAGCGTTTCTGTTCTGACTCTGTAAGAGTTTCATCATTAAACAGTTTATCTGATAAAGCTGCGAATTCACTATACCATTCTTTGTCTTCAAGAATCTTGTTTTTACGTGCCTTTCCGTCAGGAATGTATTCTATATCCATAGTTTCATATCTCCACTTGCCATCGCCTCCACGTTCCCAGCCTGTAGCGTATTTGATAGAACTTGCATCTTTACCATCAGATTCCATTTTACGAGCAACAGAAAGGTTATCCAGTCTTGTTGTTGCTTCTTCTGCAGCATCAAGACGTGCCGCACCCTGTTCACCGATAAAACGGAAACGCATATCGGATTTTCTGGAATTGAATCTCTTGGAAGGCGGTATTACATTCCCTTTGTCATCACGGGTTACAAGGTCATTTAGTTTACGGTTGTTCTTTGTATTTTTATAAAGGTAATCACTTTTGTCATCGTATCCCCATTCGTTGATATCATTTCCGTCCCAATACAGATTTTCCGCTGGAACATCCTCCTTTATGATGCGATAGTTTCCTTCAAGTGCGTGATTGCCGTGCTGTCTTGCATACGATTCTGATAATGTTACCCAATCCCCGTTTCTTACACTTCCTTCCTTCAAAGATTTGGGAACAGCACGATAGATTGTCACCGTAGCCTTTCCTGATTTCTCTATGTCTGATATGGCCTTGCTGATGGCTGCGGAACTTTCTTCACGGTTTGTATCCTTGTTCATGCGCATCTGTTCGTTGAGGCTATCACGAATATTATCTTTGTTGTTTGCTACATCAATTAAGTTTTTGCCTGGTCCTTCTTCATCAAATGACGGGGCACGATGTGCCATTCTGTATTCAAATTCAGACAGATACCCGTTCCTGCGTGCTGCTTCGTTAACTATATCACGCATACGATTTTCATTCCCAGCCTCAAGGGCTGAAAAATATGCAGCATCCATTTCAGTTTCGTTCATAAGCCGGAATTCTTCCAGGCGTTTCTTTTCTGCTTCGGCTTCTTCTTGCGCACGTTTGCGGGCCGCTTCCATCATATTGCGCTCTTCCATTGTACGCTGGACATACTCCTCACGCAAGTCATCTACGTTCCCGAAATGTTCGTACAGCGAGTTTCTTATAGGAGAAAAGAGTTTGGTGAATTCTCCAAGGCTAATGCCGTAATGATCGAGCAATACTTTTCTTCGTATCTCATGAAACGCGCGTGCGGCACCGTTAAGGTTCCCCATCTGCATGTATCTGGCATAATTGGATACGTCCTGTTGATTAAGATTATGCTGCGTTGAGAATCTTGCTACAATATCTGTATCATCTTCGATACGAAACCGTATATCGTCTTTATCGCTGTTTATGATTTCTGCTTCATTGTTCTGTTTGCCTTTTCCTCTTTCATATTTTTCAGAAACTGTGCTTCCGCTTTCATTCTTTTGCGAAGCAGTTCTTCTTTCTGTTTGGGAAGTTTGCTCGGCATATCCAGATTTATTACTGTCTGATGTTCTTCTTTTGCTTTCATCTTTCGCTTCTTTTAGTATTGTATTAAAAAGTTTTACTATTTGTTCATTCCCCTCAAAGGTAGCATTTAAGATTGCAGCTGCGCCATAATCATCAACTTTTTTTTGTATCAAAAAAGCTATAGCCTCTTCGTTCCAGTGTTCTTCCGGATATTGGGAAATTATATATTCATAATCTTCCGGATGATTTTCTTTCAAAAACAACAGAGCATCATCCGGGAGATTGTTGTAATCCATATCTTTGCTTGTATGAATAAGATAATGTGTATTTTCATGCCATATTCCAGACTCCAGGTCAAATTCGTCTATGGCATTTCCTGGAAAAATAACGATTCTGTTTCTATCAGATACATAGGCTCCAACTGATATCCCGGTATTCAAACAGTCTTTTATAAGAAGATTTATTTCACCGGATGTAAAACCTTCTTCCGATAGTTGATATATATCCTCTTTGTTATATGCCAGGGATATGACAGGATGATTGGGAACCATGTTCTCAAATCTACCAACAACTGTCCGGGCTATTTTTTCTGGGACACCTTTATCACTCTCATTTTTTTCTTCTTGTTTTCCCGAACTGGCGACAAGTTGATATTCTGCAAAAGGTTTGGTCTTGCGATGTGAAGAGTCAATCCATTTACGGAACTGCTCTTTGCTGACTTCTGTAATCTGCCCGAGCCCGGTCCAGCCTGGAGAATAATTGGCAAGGTAGGCTTCTTCTGCATCCTGACGGGTATCGAAACCATACATGACCTTGTGTTCATCAAAGCTGCCGTCTTCATTTACCTGGTCCACGACAAATACTTTGCCGCTTTCAGGATTGTCTGAAAGGAACACGTCTATATGATCACCGTCCACACCTTCGGTACCGCGGATATAGCCGTATGTATTGTTCATTGTTACACTCCACTTGTTCCCATCTTTGTCTGTACCGCTTCTTTCACTTCCTTTCGGGTTTTCGATAGTAATATCCATACCGTCCACCTTTACATGCCCCATCTTGTAGTTCCCGGCTTTTTTCTGTGCTTCGGTAGGGTTTGTATTCACTTCGGATTCAGCCTGGGATATCTCAACCATCTTGATATACTTATCTATCAATTCGGAATATGCTTGTAATGGGGTATTTTTAACAAGTGTCTTCAATTCATCTATTACACTTTGTTGAACGGGTGCATTTTCAATAATACTTCGCCTGAAATCCTCTCTTATTATCTCGTCTATACGGTATAAGTTAGGTATTTCTCTATATGCACTCCTATCTTTTCTTCTTACTTCTTCTCCTTTGCTAATAAGGCTGTTCAGTAACTCCTGTGTAATATACAAATATGTTTTTCCCTTCTGGGCTTCTGTAGGAAGCTGCGCTCCTGCTAAAGCATTATTATCCTCCTCTTCTGCTTTTTCTGGTGATTTCACTATACCCTGCGCAAAATTTCTGGCTGCCTCTTCTGTTTCAAAGATAAAGCCACCCTTGCCGAATGAAGAATAATAGCCTCCTGCCTCCTTAGCCTTTTTCTTTGCGGCCAAGAACGCATCACGCTCCATCCTTTCGGTGAAGTTCACTGCAAAGATGTCCTTATTATTTTTCTTGTGGTATCGTTTCTCTACTGTGAATCCCGGTTGAGATAATGAGCTACCGCCTTGCTCATCAGACGGAGCTGTTTCTTGCGGTCTGACTTCGCTTCCTCCATCTGTTGTTTCGTTATCAGATTGTTGCTGAGGCTGTACTTCATTGCCTCCTTCACTGTCTGTGGGGTGCTGAGCGCCTTCTGCACTTTCAGTCTCATTGCTTCCTGTTCCATATTGTTCGTCATAAATTTCTTCAAAAATAGCGTTAATATCCTCGTCCGTCAAGGTGCGGAACTGATATTCCAGTTCTTCCTCTACAATATCCAGTAATACGGACCAGTCTTCCACACTCATATTATTGTGATATGCCTCCCATTCGAGCTCCTGACGTTCCATATCTTCTTGATAGCCTTTTTGGGATTCTATTTCATTGCCGTGCAACTGTTGTGCTGCTTCAAACATACGGCTAGGGCTGCCATATTGAGAGAAGGCATCGAGTATCATATTGAATATATCCTGGTCCGTGACAAGTTCCTGCATTGCCGCCGGCATGTTTGCATGGATCATCTCTGCAGCAATTTCAGGAGCAAAACCTTCATTAGAGAGCGCCCATATAAGTTTTTGCCGTTCTGACACAGAACCTGATATGCCCAAATGTGAAGCTAACCCTTTATTTGCTCCTTTATCACTCCACTGGAAAGTAATGTGACCGGTTGCAATCTCCCGAAGAACATGCTCCATTGGAGAGAATGCTTCTCCCATTGCATTATCCTGTTCTACGTATCTTGCACGCTTACGGTCTGCAGGTTTATTATCGTATTTCCCCTTGTCGATATTATTCTGGACCTTAGCTTGTGCTACCGCTATTTCTTCCTCTTTCATGGCGGCAAGTCTTTCCTGATTATTGCGAGTTTCCGCTTCTGCTTCTTCCATGATAGTAGGTGCAGCCTGTGCTTTAGGTTGAGGCTTAACTTCCGGATTCATGAGGGAAGAAATGTTCTGCCAGTATTCAACCTCACGCGCGGCCTTTTCCCTTTCCTCCCTTATCTGGGAAAGTTCCTTAGCACGCTCGTTGAAACCAAGCGCTTTTGGAGATTTCTTTGCGGCTTTTTCTGCTGCACTCTTTGCCGCCGAAAGTCTATCACGCACGAAATTGGGTGCATCTTCGGCGAATGTATCATTAAGGAGTTGGATGGTCTGTTCCGGTTGCATCTGGAGAAAGGCCGGTTCTCCTGCTTCGTCAATAGGGTATTCTGTTTCTTCTTTCTGTTGAGTTCCTTCTGTATCCGCTGTATCTCTACCGCTGTCTGCTGCGTTTCCTTCAGCTGGTAGTTCATTGACAGGGACAGCAGTATTTTTATCTGATTGAGTCTGTACATTGTCTTGCTGATTAAATTGTGACTGCTTATAATCGTAATATGTTTCAAGAGGAACAGTTTTAGTTCCGATGATATCCCCATTATCAGACAATAGACCAACTATAAGACCATCAGGAGATATTTCTGTAATTACCGCATTCTGGCCGTCCACTACAAGATTTTCGCCTGCCTGGGGCTGGAGGTTGCGTACCTCTTCGCTATATCCTGCTGTGGCAGCTTCCTGTACCGCCTGTTGCTGAATCTGTTCTTCTTCGGCATATTCTGCCATAATGGGAGCCTGTTCTGCATTACGCTTGCGCATAGAGAGTTCCTCAATAGGCATGTTCACAGTCTTTCCGTCTGGTGTAACAATGACACTTTCACCTGTAGGAGCTGTGCCGGCGACAGTTATATTCTGCATTGATCCATCATCAAGCATTACAGGGAACTGAGCCCCGGGGCTGATAGGTGTACCTTCCAGTATTGCAGCGTCCTGCTGATATGATGTAAGCATACCGTTAAAAGCCTCATCCGGTGAAAAAATCATTGCATCTGTATATGACTTCGGAATAACCACAACGGCCTTGCTCTTGTCTATGGTGGAGAAATCGGGAACCCCATTTACAACCTGAACGGGATATGTGACAACCGCACCATTGCTTTGTGTAGGATTGCCTTGTGCGTCTATACCACTGACCACAACACCATACTGTGTCTGTTCCGTGCCATATTTCCCCAGAGGAACGACAGTTACCGTCTGGTTAGGCAGGACTATATCCTGAAGCATATTACGAGCCTGGGAGACTTCATCTTCATGTGCTGTATCAAGAGCCTCGTTCATTGCTTCTTCACGATCGAAAGCATTAAAGAAGTCTGTAACCGAATTGGCCGATACATCATCCATGGAAGACAACAGCTGTTGACGTTCTTCTACCGGAGTGCTCTTCATTTTCTCTATATCCTCTGCACTGAAACCGGCATCAACAAGCCTCTGTTCCGTAACTTCACGCCGTAGAACAGTCTGACGCATTGTTCCTGGATTGTGCTCCGCATATATTGCCGCACCTTCCTGAGAAGCGTTCATACTGTTTTCCTGTACCTCTTGCTGTTGTGTGGCATCAATATCATCAATGGCATTTCCCACCGCAAGATTGTAGGCATACTCAATCTCTGCCTTTTTCTCTTCCGGTGTAAGTCCTTTATCCAGAATAGTCTCACGGATAAATGCCTTTATATCTTCATTACCGCCTTTTTCGGCAAGAGCTTCCAGTTTCTTCAAACGCTTCGCCTCAACGCGTGTAAGATTACCTAATGCAGCCTTTATCTTTTTGCGGTGCTGAATCCTTTCATTTGCCAGGCCACCCAGCCCAAGCATGCCGAAAGCCACTGAGGTAGGAGCCAGCCCCAGGAACGTATCAATGTTATTGTCAAGATCTGTAGCCTCTTCCAGTGTCATTTCACCAAGAGGAATATTAGCGAAGTTGTTATATACCTCTTCCAGGTATTCTTCACCAAGACCATGGAACTGGGTACGTTTGGCAACTTCCTGCAGAGTAGGATTGGATTTAATCTTACGGTATATCTCTCCGGCCCAACCCATAATGGCATTATCCATGATGGCGGCAGTACCCCCCGGAATATATTGGTCCGCTGCTTTCCATATCTTACTCCCTAGTCCGCTGAATGCGTTAAACACCATTTCGGACTGTTTCTCCAAAAATGTAGAAGCAAAAGATTTACCCAAGGCTTCCCCCAATTCCCTCTTGTCTTTTCTGCCGGCATATTCCGTTCCTGTATCATCAAGTTGGATATCGCCACCCATACGTTCAATAGTACCGGCTGCCACACGGGCCGCGGAAGATGTTCCTGTCATAGCTGCCGCAGCTGCCGCATCACCGATAAGACGGGCCGCAAATTTGGCTGCATTATTCTTAACCGCACTCTTTCCGAATTTCTTCATGCCATATTTGAGTATGCTTTTAGCAATGCCACTGCCGGAAGCGGATACCGGGTTGATTGCAAATTCAAGCATAAATGGGACGCTCTGCCCTGTAACCATTCCAGCCTTATATCCTCTTCCCAAATCCGAGTAATAATAGGCATTGGTTGCCATATTTGCTACAGCTGCATCCATGAGCGTCTGTTCGGATTGGGTAAGTTCCTCACCGCGATCAAACTTATCCAGTGCATCCATCAGGACTTTTGCGTCTCTCATATCCGATAGCCCGAAAGACCAGGTCTCTGCATTGAAGGCCGTGTCGGCAAATCCACGGCCTACGCCGGAGACAAAGTTGGTTTTTCCTTTTCTTTTAGCTTCATCAATAATATTCTGGGATTCCTCAAGAAGCGTCCTGGCCGCCTCCAGTTCCCCCTGTGACTTACGGTTCTTAGCTGTAACCATATTATACCCACGACTTCCCATAAGTGCATTGAAAGCATTATTCCCGCTTCCGGCCTGGGATGCCAGTTTTCGGTGGTTTTCTTCCAGCTGGTTATCAACTGAAGCTGTAAGGGAAGAAACATCTGACGCAATCTTGGTTTTTGTATTCTGCTTTTGCGCTTCCTGGTATTTGCCAAGGTCGCGTGCGATTTCATTTTCGTAACGGGAAAATGCTTCTTTCTGATAAGCCCTTGTATAAGGCTCCATTTCCGCGTCAATTCTTTTAGAGTATGCACGGGAAAATGCCTCATTGGCAACTCTGTTTAACTCTTCTCCTGAATATTTTTGCTTAAGAGCTTTGTATTCATCAGATTTGAGAAACTCTTTCGCATATTTCTCTTGTATCTGAGATGAAATATGCGAAAGTTCATCGTATAATTGCTTCCCCCTCTCGGTCAAAGAAAAACGGTTGCTGTAATTGGAGTAAATATCTGAGGCATCAGCTACCGGTTTGGGAGTAAACTCTGCACTGATACGTTCTTCTTCATCTGATTTGATGATTGTATCCAGCCTGCCTTCTGATAAGGCTTTCTGCAGCCGGGCGTTCGGATCATACACTGGTGGCGTGTCTGCAAATTTGGCTGCCATATCAAATTCGTCAGGTATGGCAAAGGCCATTTCTGCCTGTTCTTTTAATGATTGTCTTTGTTTTTTGGGAAGCTGCTGTCGTGGTTGTGAAATCTCCTGTACAGGTGCTTCATTCTGCTGTTCCATTTGCACAGATACCGGTACCGGTGCAGGGGATTCAGTTTGCCGTTGAGGCTCATCTGAATAATCCGTGACAACTTCAGATAACCTTTTTTCGTAAGAATCATAATCCCCTATGCGGAAGTCTCCACGAGAAGACACGTAATCATACAACTGCTTCCGGTTCTGCTTATCGGCCATTTTGCTACGGAACGTAGCTTCATCACCGATCTCACTGGCTGAATACCCTTTTTTAATCAGTCCTTTGTACAGACTGGATAAATTGTCTTTACTCATATATTACCAATCTAAATCATTATCATTGTCATTATTGTTGTTTTTGGGGGAGGATGAACCCCAGCCCAGCTTCGGGTTTTTGCTGTTTCTTTTGTATTCATCGTATTTTCCGTAATCTTCATCTTCCGGAGTGATATAAAATTGCCGGTTGTACAGAATAACATTTCGAAGCTTGTCGGGGTCCATATCATTCAAATCAAGTCTTGTATAGTTGCCATCTTCGTCCATCTCTTTGTATTCTGGATAAATTCCGGAAGTAACCCCTTCCCAGTACATCCTTAATACATCCTCATCATTGGCAAGATCGTATTCATCGCTGTATCCCTGGCCTACTTTAAGCCTTACTTTGTAGGGATACTTCATACCTTTACCACTTTTCCCACGGTTGCTTCTTCCGGCAGCTGCAGCCCTGGCATTGGTGTAAGCAAGTTCTGCCGCCTGGCTCTTGGGAAGGAACCGGTTCTTCATTTCCTGTTCCTCTTTTTTCAGCTGCTTATATTCATTGTCGGTTATAAGACCTTGACGCTTTGCTTCTTCGGTAAGAAGGCGGCTCCTGTTAAGAGGTGAGTTTTCTTTGAGATTCTGGAGCGTGATTTCCTGCATGAACTTTTGTTCTGCAGCAGTCTGTGCAGCTTCTCTTGCACGTTCTTTCTCCAGCATGTTCATATATGCTGCATAATTGGAACGACCCAAAGCATCATGATAAGCCTTCAATTTGTCCAATCGCGCCCTGTTTTCTTTCAGGGAACTTAGATTCATGGCCGGGTTCCCATTTTTAGTGCGGACATAATTGACAAGATGGGCAAGTACATTTCCGATAGAGTCAATGTATCCGGCTGCTTTCATTCTTATTTCATCTTTTTTCTCTTGCTTCGCACTGGCAAAAGGATCTTTTCCTCCAAGAAGATTAAATATCTCTTCGTTGGAAAAGCCTGGCATATCGTTCTCTCTGCGGTACTGAGAAGCACCGCTTATGTACTGACTTCTTGAAAGCTGAGGATTATACTTTATTGCCGCATCATAATCAAGCGACCTCCAGTCGGCTCCTTGTTTCATCAGCTCTTCCTGGGGACGTAGATTTACTTTATCTGCTTCAATATTTTCCATCGCATCGCTCTGTGCGGTTGCCTGCCGGATTTCCTGTAATGCAGAGGAAGGCTGCACCACTTGTGGCGGTGCCGAAGCAGAGGACACAGAAGGAGAGGCGTCCGGCTTTTTCTTCTGCTGATGTTTGTTGATACGTTCTGATATATCCATCATTTCTTTCCTCCTATTCCTCCGGTTGCAAATGTGGTAGCTGCACTTATACCGGCACCAAGAAGGCCGCTGAGCGCAGCGGATTCAGCCTGTGCCTGTTGCGTCCTGACACTGCTGATAGCCTGAGTGTATTGTCTGTTGGCATCGAGATAGGCATTCATAGCCTGGTCCTTGGTTGCAGTTGCATTTCGGGCAATTCCGGTTGTGATATCAGACAAAGCTTTATTCGCAGCCTCTTTTTCTAAAGCCTGGCCTTCGGGAGTAGCCCCGGTAACAGCTGCTGCACCCGCGCTTCGCTTAGTGCTTGCGGTAAGAAGTTCACGGGCCTCCGCAAGCGCTGCCTGATTCTCTGAACGCTGCAACTGATCCATACTGGCGAGATTCTTATAATAGTTCATTTCCATATCCTTAGCCTTATTCAGGTCGTCAATGGTCTGCTTATAAGCCCCGTCTGTACCGAAAAGTTTAGACATAAATCCCATAATCTTTACATTTTTAATTAATTGCATAAAATTAATGAGCTAACTTTGCATAGGAAGCAAAAGATATAAAACCGATGAAAGCAGGCGACAGGATAAGGGTTAATGATACTTGGTTCAAGGGAACAGTAACGGAAGTTACCGCTGACGGCTATGTTCAGGCAAAGCTCGACAACGGGATGGAAATGCGTGCCCCTATTGATTCTGTTACATTGCTCGACGAGTCCGGAGCCGGCCAGCGTGATGAAAAGGGAAGATTTCTTCCCGGCCACAAAAAACTCGTTGTAAAGAAACGCGGCAACAGTATTCGGCAGATAAGGAAAGAACTACTTGAGCAACTGCAGCCATTTATCTCTGATGTGGGCAATATCATAGAGTTGATTGATGAACCGCAGGAAAAGATTCTTGCCGTGACAAGAATGATGAAGTTCTGTGTGCCTACTTACAGCGCCGTTGAATATACTGAAAACACGCCGCGTTCACTCTCGGCAGAAGAAAGTTTGGCTAAGCTCAACGCCAAATACAATAATAAGCCTGACCCCATCAAAGATGATGAAGAGGATGAAAACTGACATTTAAGGACCTTACAACTTTATTGTTGTTGGAAATGCCTGTATTACAATGTTTACGCATACAAAACTACTTTTGTGAAAGTAAACATTGTAATACAATATGGCAAAAGAAATAGTTAGTTTTAGAATTACTCCTGAAGCTTCCGCCCGGCTGGAGAAGCTTAAGGAACAGTTAAAGCAGACTTCAACTGAAGTTCTGAACGCGATTATCATGTCTAATGGCGTAGACAATTCCAATAATGAAAAGCCGCGTCTAAGAACAATACCGGAGGATGCGCTTAAAGATTATTTCAGAGAACCTGATATACTTGACTACATCAAAACGCATTCACTTCCTTTTTGCGGTATCAGTATCAAGCGTCATGCCGAAGCCAGGAAGATTATCCAGAACGAAGGAATGGATTACTTCTACTTTTCTGTAGATGACAATATGAGCATGGCTATTATAGCCGCAAACAAGGAAGAGGCATCTATACAATTCCAGAAATACTATTCTTATGATAAAGAGGCAGGACGTTATGTAAGAACATCTCATTTGCTGCCTCAATACCGATATGATCCTTCTAACACAACCGTAATAATACTGGAGTATGAATAACAGCATCTTGGAATTAAAACATGTGATGATTGACACGGAAACTCTTGGCCTGACTCCTGGGAGCGTGGTAAGAACCGTATCACTTGTTGAGTTTGAACCACATACAGGAAAGACAGGGAGAAAACAGACCTGGGTCATAAATCTTCAGGACAGCATAAAGGCTGGTTTCAGAATAGAAGCCGGTACTCTTAAATGGTGGATGATGAAAAGCGAGGAAGCAAGAAAAGCATTTGTATCTTCTCCGGAAAATGAAATAAGCCTGGTATCCTTTGTATCTGAATTTGAACAATGGTTCAAGCAGTATGGAGATAAGGTTGCATTATGGGGGCTGCAAATAGATTTTGATCCTGCAATGATACGGCCATACCTGGCATATTACCACATGTTCATTATGAGAGAAGATTCTTATAATCTTCCATGGAATAGAAAGTGTATGGTTGATGTACGGCCTTTCATGGAAGCATATAGGTGCATTCATCCGGAACAGCAGGCTGTTCATACAAGCATGGATGACTGCATGATGCAAATAGATGCAGTGGCAGAGATATTCAGGTCTCTTGAAAAAGCTGTCGTTCCCGATGATAAGCAGAACAACCTGCTTCAACATGTAATCGGGTTACCTATCAACTTGCTTCAGTTTAACGGCATCGCAGTGGCCGGGACAGAATCGGAAATCAATTTATAAGAGATGGACAGAGAAGATTTAATTCAGTCGCTGGGCAATGAACTGTGTTCATTTTGTCCATGGATGAAAGACACGGAAAATAAATACCCTTGTGTCTGTGGACGCAACTATTGCGATGAAGCCTTGGATGATTTCCTGGAGGAAAACCAACAATTTATGGATGATTATGACGATTGACGTAAAAAGAAACTTATAAAACCATTTAACTATGAAACATGAACTTAAGAAAACAGAGATTACAAAACAGAAAGCTGATCTTGACAGAAATAGCAGTGGACTTGATGATGTGATTAAAAAACACATGGAGCGCGAAAGACCTAAATTCCCGTTGAGAATAAATCGTCAGACCGTTATCCTTGTAGTGAAAGAGAAATGCAACGAGGATTATGCAAAGTGGTACAGAGAAAACAGAATGAATGTCAGAAAAGACGATAGGGGGTGTGTATGATACGTTTACTATATATAGATCTGTTCTGTGGTGCAGGTGGTACCAGTACTGGAATTGAAAAAGCCAGATATGAAGGTGAACAATGCGCAAAAGTTATAGCATGTGTAAATCATGATGCGAATGCTATTGCAAGCCATGCGGCCAACCACCCGGATGCGCTGCATTTCACAGAGGACATCAGGACACTGGAACTGTCCCCTTTGATTTCTCATGTAGTACGCATGAAGAATATTTATCCAGATGCACTTGTTGTATTATGGGCGAGCCTTGAATGCACAAATTTCAGTAAAGCCAAAGGCGGTCAGCCACGTGACGCTGACAGTCGAACGCTAGCTGAACACCTTTTCCGCTACATTGAATCCATAGATCCTGACTATATCCAGATAGAGAACGTTGAAGAGTTTATGTCATGGGGAGATATGGACGAAAAAGGACACCCCATCAGCAAGGATAAAGGCAGATGTTATGAGAAGTGGAAACGTGACGTAAAGAAATACGGGTATGATTTCGATTGGCGCATCCTTAACGCCGCTGATTATGGTGCGTATACTACTCGTAAGCGTTTCTTTGGGATATTTGCCAAACGATTTTTGCCTATTGTATTCCCTGAACCTACGCACTGCAAAGATGGCAAATCTGATATGTTTGGCCATCTTGAAAAGTGGAATCCTGTTAAGAATGTATTGGATTTTTCTGACGAAGGAGAAACCATATTTGGCCGTAAGAAACCGCTTGCCGAGAAAACACTGGAACGTATATATGCTGGGCTCATTAAGTTTGTGGCAGGCGGGAAGGATGCATTTCTGGTAAAGTATAATTCCATGAGTAGGTCGGGGAAATATCAGGCACCAGGAATAGATGATCCTTGTCCTGTGATTGCAACACAAGCAAGGCTGGCACTTGCTAAGGTTAATTTTCTTTCCAAGCAATACAGCGGATATCCTGAAGGCAAGAACATATCTGTTGAGGTACCGGCCGGTACAATTACCTGTAAGGATCATCATGCATTTGTATCGGCTTATTATGGAAATGGCAATAATCACTCAGTAGATCATCCAGCTCCGACTGTTACGACAAAAGACCATTTGGCGTTGATTAACTCTGTTTTTATTGACAAGCAGTATGGTACAGGGAAACCGGCATCTATTGAGCAGCCGGTTGGTACAGTAACGACAGTTCCGAAATTTAATATGATATGCTGCAACCGGAAATGGCATTACCTGATGAATCCTCAGTTTGCCAGCGCGGGAGGCTCGGTAAATAATCCTTGTTTCACACTGATAGCAAGAATGGACAAAATGCCGCCTTACCTGGTAAAGGCTGAAGAAGGGATGGGAATACAAATTACACCTGAAGACAGTCCGATGACTATTAAGATTAAAGAGTTTATGGTTCTTTACGGCATCATTGACATCAAGATGCGTATGCTCCGTATCTCAGAACTGAAAAAGATAATGGGATTCCCTGAAGACTATGTTCTCATAGGAACCCAATCTGACCAGAAGAAGTTTATCGGTAATGCCGTAGAGGTAAATATGGCTCGTGTGCTTTGTGAGGCTATCTGTAAGGAGATTATAAGAAAAAGAAAGGTTGCGTGATATGGGAAAACAGGAAAGCGTGAGCGATTTTTATCAGTATGCAAAGGATTTGGCCAAAGCTGAAAGGGAACTGAAGATTGAGCAATGGGTTGAAGTAACTATTTACTACGGATATGCAGAAAAACAAGTAAGCTTATATCACTACAATCTTCCCCGTGAGATGTATTTACGGTACCAATGGGTAATCAGATGGAGGATGGCGAAATTACAGTGCCAATACCCCAAACAGATTGTATCTACAAGCCTGTATTTCTACGACAAGCGTTCAGGAGAGTCGCTTGAAGTGAGTTCCTGCCTTTCAAGGCTGGTTTCAGCAAAAGCCCAGATAACAAAAGCAGAACGTAGGATGAATGAGTACATCGAGCACAACCGTCAGAGCAACATGTTCTTTGATGAGAATACGGACGAAGAACTGGTTAAGTTCCGGGAGAAGTTTGAGCGCAAGAAAATCGAGTGTGCTGAGTGTGAGAAACGGTTGGAACAACTTGTTGAAAAAAGGAGAAATAATCAATGAAAGAAACTCAACTGTCCTTAAACTTGGATTATGGAATTAGTAAAGAACAGGCTTGCATCCTTTGTCATTTATCCTCTGAGTGCGAAGGATGCTGTGTGAAATGCAAGGCTGAGAATAAAAGCGGAACTTGTCAAGGACAAATCTGCTCGATACCATCAAGAGACCATGACGGACAAAGGTGGAACGCATGGATGCACATTGTTTCTACTTCGCTTCCGGAACTCAAACGATTTATACCAGTGAAATACAGAAAACATTTAAAAACAAAAAAGTGATATGGCAAACATTGTCAAATTAACCGGATGCAAGGAGGTTTCGCATGATATATATGCTTACTTCACTTGTGATGCTGAAAAAGCATTGAAAGCTTTGGAACTTGAGATACCGTGTACTGGAGCAAATAGCACTGGAGCATACAACATTTACTTTAATGATGTGGGAGAAATTATCTGTGAGTACATGACGTTCTGCGTTACACGTGAGTTTAAAAAGGTTTCATCCATACAGGATGCTGTTGAATGGATGGATAAGAAAATGAATGGAAATGAGTAAAACGAAATTGTATTACCTGTTCCTGGCAGTCATGTGGTGGCTGCTGGGATAGGTGGAAAGGAGATAAAATGAAACTAACAGCAAAACCAGGAACACAGCTTGAAAAAATATGTCAAGACTTCTACGAGCAGGCAGAATCAGAGAAGAAAGAGGTTTTTAAAATGGTGGAAGACTTTACCGGAGTTAAGCCTATAAACTTCGGCTACTATTGGTATTTCGGTATTACTTGTGTGTGGGCAGAAGATACATGGAGATTTGCAGATTCGTCAAATCCTCAAAATGTAGTCTCATACACGGTAAGAGGATATACTTACTTCAAGCCGAACAAACGGCTAAAGGTTTCAAAAGATTTTATCAAGAAGTGGAAAGATAAGTTTAAGGGTATTGACGGGAAGGTTCTTGCTGATTATGGAATACCTGTATATCATGAAGAAAGTGGTGTCTATTACAACTGGATTCCTATAAAAATCGACAACAGATATGGTGTCGAAGTACCCTCCTCTTTACTTGACAAAATGCCTAAGATTGATAACAAGCAATATGATATAGAATTATGAAACCGATACTTGATGCTTGCTGTGGTGGCAAGATGTTTTATTTCGACAAATCTGATGATAGGGTATTATTCCAAGATATTCGAAAAATAAAGACAACTCTCTGTGATGGCAGGATTTTTGAAGTTAACCCAGATGTTCAATGTGATTTTACCAACATGCCATACGAAGATGGTACATTTTCTATGGTTGTATTTGACCCGCCTCATTTAGTCTATAGCCGGGGAAAGAAGTCTAAAATGGTTGATATGTATGGTTCCCTTAGCGAAAAAGCTATGCCGACTGGTTACCAGCAAATAAAATATGGAGCGTTATATTCCGATTGGAGAGATATGCTTTCAAAAGGCTTCAAGGAATGCTTTAGAGTTTTAAAACCAGGTGGATTTCTGATTTTTAAGTGGAATGAAACGGACGTAAAGGTTTCAGAAGTTCTGAAATTGACACCTGAAAAACCAATATTTGGTCATATATCCGGGAAACGAGCGAACACTCATTGGATTTGTTTTATGAAGAATTAATTATTGGAAAGGAGAAGCTATGAAACAAGTAAAAGTAAAAATAGAGACAACAGTAGAAACTATGTTAGGTGATAAGCCTGTTAATGAACTCCTTGGGGATATTGCAGATATATGTCACACATCATTGGAATACTCAACATCAAAAAATGAAGGGTGTGAGACACTCTATGAGGACCAAGAATATGAAGATTATAGAAATGATATGGAGGATAGGGTATCAACTCTTGAAGGTACACTTTGTCGAATATTAGATTTATTGGAGGATTAAGTTATGATAAGAAAAGTAGATATGTACCAATGCGTATGTGATGGATGTGGTAAATCACATGTTGACGATTTTAATGGATATGTTGCTTGGGGTGATGAAAACTATGCAGCAGAAGCAGCCTATGAAAGTGGTTGGACTAACATTGAAGGGAAAGATTATTGTCCGGATTGTTATGAATATGACGAAGAAATAGATGAATATAAACTAAAATCAAAGGAGAATAAGCAATGAAAGCAATCTCTATTAAACAGCCGTGGGCGAGCCTTATCGCTCACGGTATCAAAGACATTGAGAACCGGACATGGAAGTGTCCTAAGAAGTATATCGGTCAGAGAGTGCTGATACATGCAAGTAAAAAGTCTGCAGACTTCTGGGACAGTTTACCGGAAATATCTGAGATAGTAGATAAATTTCTTTCTGAAATATCAAAATCAGGAACGGATTGGAGTCGTTATCCTTTTGGTGCCATCATCGGCAGTGTAGTTATAGCAGACTGCGTACAGAACCATCCTTCAGTGTGGGCGGAGAAAGGAGTCTGGAACTGGGTACTGAAGGATGCAGTTCTCTTTGATAAGCCAATAGAGAATGTGAAAGGGAAACTTAGTTTTTGGGAATATGATTTGAACAGGTAAAATGATGAATACTAAAAGAACATTATATGAAATTGAAGTCGCTTTATCTAAGCTTGCAGAATTTGATTACCGTAAAAATATCATAGCTTTCAATGTTAATGGAATTTCAGAAAAACTTCCAATATTCCAAGAATGTGATATGCTTGTATGTTCTAAATCCGGTTATCTTACCGAGATTGAGATAAAACGAAGTTGGAGTGATTTTCTTTCTGATTTCAAAAAGAAGCACAAGCATGAATCAGAAGGTTTAATAAAGTATTTCTACTATTGTCTTCCTTCTGTTTTTGATTTGGATAAGACGTACAAGATTCTAGAAGAAAATGGAGTTGTGTATTCAGGTATATATTTCTATGATGAATATCTAAACTTTCAGTTTCATGCCGCAAAAATTTATGATGATTATTATGCAAAACGATACATACCTTGCAAAAAGATATTTATTGAGCAAAGGCTTGAAATAGCAAGGCTTGCTTCAATGAGAGTTATAGGATTAAAAGAAAAGATAAACAATTTAGTAAAACATAACGGCAATGAAATTTAAATTACAGATAGCAACAACACGTGAGCAGTCACAGAAACTGATTGAACTTGGATTGAAACCAGAAACGGCTGATATGGTATATCATTACAAAAAATCCAGAATGACAGCCTTGCAATGGGAATTACTACCATACCCGCCTACATTGAGAGGCGGATTCTGGACTCCTGAGCGAATATCAAGACTGAAATCTCCATTTCATAAAAATCCTGACGGAACCCCCATGACCGGAGAGCAGGTATTTGATAATTTATGGGGGAAAGATGTTCCAGCGTGGAGCTTAAGCAGATTACTGGAGTTATTGCCAGAGTCAATAGAACAGAAAAACAGACCTAATGCCAATTTAGACATAAGTAGTGATGGACAATACTGGTTTATTTCTTATGAGGAACTTGGATATGACTTAAAACATCAAGAGATGAAACAGGATTTGTTTGATGCCGTTATTTCCACAATTGAATGGTTGGCTAGTGAAGGGAAATTCAATAAAGAATACACAATTAATAATCAGCAATGAAATGCCATTACATCTATACTGATAGGGGAGAAAAAGTTCTGATACCGGTATGTTGGCCGGTTGTACTTTCCGGAGATATGTCACAGTGTACGTGTCGGGATAAACATTCATCTTATCAGTATGAGAAGGATAAATTCAATGAAGAGGTAAAGCGTTTGAAGCAGGATATCAAAGATCTGGAAGCTGAAAACGCTTTCCTCAACAGAATTATCAGGAAAATAACGAAAAAAAGCAGATAAAAATATGGAGGAAGAAGTAGAGTTTTACAAGGCGTTATACCGGAAGATTCAGGACCAGTTTCATGATGAGAGGAAAAAATATTACAATCTGTTGACCAAACACAACAGGCTGATTGATAAGTATAACAATTTGATAGTAGCCAATATATGGTTGCGGATATTCCTGGGTATATCAGTCCTAATAAATGTAGTATTAATAATGTTGAACTAAAAAGAACGAAAATGACAAAAAAGAAAGTTTATATCAGTCTCCCTATATCAGGATATGATATCGAGGCTGTTAAGGATAGAGCAGGGAGAGCTGCCAAGTATTTACAAGACAAAGGTTATGAACCAATAACACCGTTTGATATATCCCCAGATAACGAGGCGACGTATGCAGCACACATGGGGAAAGACATACATGCCCTGCTTGAGTGTGATGCCGTATTCTTCCTTTATGGATGGTGGAACAGCAAAGGCTGTCAGCTGGAGAGGATGGCTGCAATGATATATGGCAAAGAAATGATGCACGATGCAAGTAAAGGTAGTGTTGAATTTGAACGGGTACTGCCATATCCTCCGTTCATGAAAGGTGATATAGTGACATACAATGATTGTCTTTCTACAAAGGCTGTATACAGTGATACAACAGCTGTAAAGAATGACAGTGGGGATGATTGTTTTATATCACATATGGCGCTTACAGAGAAAGGTATCTACCATGGTAATATGGTGTTTGCGGAAGATATAAGACTGGCCACTCCGCGAGAAGTGTTTGACTTTATCTGTAAGATAGATTTTGATATGAGAATGATGAAAAGTAAGCTGTCAGAAGCTGAAGCCGCAATCGACGCTTACCGTAAAGGGCCGGTAGTTTCGCCTTCTGAAATGGAGCAAAACCCCCATTCGTATGTTTGTGGAATTAGATCATGTGAATACAGAGTTCCATTCGGAGACAAAACTGGTTGTGGGCTGCAAGGCTGCCAGAGAAGGTTTCCTTATCCCTTTGGCCTGAAAGGGGAAGCGGTTGTGCCTGACACAGGAGTAGTGCCATTAGAGAATACTGGGGCCGGTTGCGTTTCTGACCAGTGTGTATCTTCCATCGGAAGTGCTGCTTTAGCCAAAAAAAAACGCTATGTTGTAGGTTTTGATCCGGCTATGGGGGCGGAGAATGAAGGATAAACATTAATGCTAAACAGACATGAATATAAGAGGAAAGATTGTGTGGGTATCACAGATTCAAATGATACCAAAGAAAAATGGAACTATGTTTGAGAAACGTGAAGCCGTAATAGAAACTCCTGGAGGGAAGTATGCTAATTCTATGATGTTCGAAGTTACCGGCGATGATGTAAATCATCAGTTCCTTTCTGTCGGGCAGGATGTAGAGGTGGAATACAACATGACTGCAGTTGAATTTAAAGGAAAGTTCTTCAACCGCGCAAGAGCCTGGAAGATAAACCTGCAGCAGAAAGACTGATCTGTTTCAGGAAATAAGAAGGAGACGTTCGAATATTCGCCGTCTCCTTCTTTCATTTGTCTGAAGCCGGGAAAATCCCGTACCCCAGCAAGCCCCGATCCCGAAAATTTATTTTTTTCGGATGAGGCCAACAACAGACACAACAATGAAAAGAATCATAAAGAGTTCCGTTTTGTACCGGTCCCACCAGGACAGTTCCACAGTCCTCTGCTTTTCTTCCAGAACAGAGTTTACCACTTGGATTAGGCTATCTACCTTTTGAGTAAGAACAGCGGCCACAAGGCTCATATTCTCCTCCATACGAGTAAGCTGTTTGTCCTCTCTGTTCATATCCGTTGTACTGATTTCAACCGGATATTGACGGCCGGTGCTGTCAGGAGACGAATAGACAATAGTTGTTTTATTCATTTTGAGATTGCTCAGCTTATCCGATAGGATAGAGGAACTGGAGTTCATATCCATATTGAGAGAATGCAGCGTCTGTTCCAGTTTATCAAAACGCTGGGAATAGTCATGTTGCACGCGGGTATCTATATTGCTCGAGGTTGCACAGCCTGCCAGCACTGTAAATCCAACCAGGTACGATATGTTACGGATATTCATAAGTCAAATTGTTTTGCAGTTCAATAAGCACACCTTTTATCCATTGGGTTGATCTGATTACTTTATTTCGTTCATTGCGCGTCTTTTTATCTGCGCTTTTTGCCGCTTGTTTTGACGCCTCACGAATTTTTTCAGAAAGATGATACTTTCGTTCAAAGTCTCGGTCAGCCTCCTTGAAAACCTCTGAAAAGCGATTCCCGGATATTGATATAGCAGTATCAGGTTGTACAGGCTGTGCCGGTGAAAGACAAATCAGCACAACCACAAGTGTATCCGCTATCATGCTGCTCAGAGTAATGATGAATATTCATCCTTGGCATTAAAGCAAGGGCATTCCTTAATCCACTCTTTTGGCTCAACTTCTCCGTCGCCGTCCAGATCAGGAGACGTATCCCGGTGTCCCAGAATCTCCTTGATATTCGGATATTCATGAAGAAGTTGCCTGATAAGTTTTTCCAAGGCCTTTTTCTGTTCCGGAGTACGCGTGTCAGCTGCTTTCCCTTTTTCGTCCAATCCGCCCACGTAGCAAATTCCAATGCTATGTTTGTTATAGCTGAGGCCCGAAAATCCTTTTGTGCTGCAGTGCGCACCATCAATACTAAGGCTCCTTCCGGTTTCGATTGTACCATCCAGGCGTACCACGAAATTATAACCAATGGTGTTGAAACCACGTTTCAAGTGCATCTGTGTAATTTCACTTTTTCCAATGTCCTGTCCGGCACGAGTGGCCGAACAATGAATGATAATTGCGTCTATTTCTTTCATAAGTGTTGTTTTATTATTCCATCATTAATGCTGTTTTTGCAGAATCTATGAGACTCTCAAGACAAATTTTAAGCTGTTCTGGTGTAGTATCTGTAGGTTTTTCTACTGCCGCCATCTTTTTTACAAGGCCGGCTTTTGCCGTTGTGGCTTCTGTTGGAATAACCTTTGCGTCCAGCTGCTTTTTAAGCTCCTTGCCTTGTGCTGCTGAAAGCGGTTTATTCGTATCGTCGCTGGTTAAATTGTTGATGATATCTCCTGTCTTTACGGCATCAGTTGGAATAAGTGTTTTCAAAGCCTTTCCTTGTGCTGCTGAAAGAACCTTGTCACCGGCGTCGCTGTTGAGATCATTCACGATATCAGATTCCGTGAGGATATTTCCTGGGACCGGACCGCTTCCGGATGATCCTTCATATATAGCCTCCATCAGCATAGCTTTCTCCACTTCGCTGTCAGAGGTTATTTTGAGCTTCAATCCTTTTACAGAACTGAACGGGACCAATTCATTTACCCCTTTTTTACGAAGTCCGATACACGCAACGGGTTCCATACCGTCAATATACTGCTCGATAGTGATATCGCCCGGAGCCTTACGCTTAATCTGCATAACCATGTAGCCAAGTGAGTCAGTAGTAGCCTGCCATACATTGCCTACTTTAGAGAAACTGAGTGTTATTGCTGCCATAATAATTCGGTTTTATGATTTAGTTATATTTTAATCAATAATCGCTAGGAGGTTCACGACAGGCGCATCCACGCTTAACACACTTCATAACCTCGAGCATTTGATTTTTCAGAGCCAGTTGTGTATTCTTTTCCATAAGTTCACGGATCTGCTGGCGATCTTCGTTTTTCTCTTCATACAGTTGGTCTACCTTTTGGTCAAGACGTAAGTTTGTAGCTTTTTCTTCTTCATAGTTCTTTTTCCATTCCATGGCATAGGAAGTAATACTTTCTGCATCTGCCTTGCGTGCATCAGCTTCGGCCTGCCTGGCTTCTGCATAGGCTTTACGCTTCTTTGCATCACGAAATAGAAGTACCCCTAAAAGGGGAAGAATAATAGTCGTAACTACCCCTCCGACAATGGTCAATAATTCGCTTAATACTTTCAAGTGTTCCATACGATAGTCTTGTAAAAAAGGATAAGTGCATCCATCTGTCTATTAACTGATTTTTATTGCTTTGTAGCATAACAAAGTTAGAAATGACATATGGATTAAAGGGTAAAAGATATAAAAGCCCGGAGTAAAATATTCCGGGCTAGAGAAAGAAGTTGTTATACGAGTCCTATTATGACGGTGAGATATGTATCAAATATGATAACCATTTCGGCCCAGAAAGCCGGCTTTAAGGAAATAAACCTGTCATAAAGATTAATTGATTTATCAGAGTTCTTAATGTTGAGTAGTATATATGCTACGTATGCAACCCAACAAAATAAATGCCCTGGGAAATTAACCCCGACCCATATCTGGGTACAAAGAAATAAAGCAGTTGATGCTACATAATGAGTTATCCGTTCAGCCTTTTCTCCATTAACAAAATCAGGAGCCAATCCAATTATGCACATTGCAACAGTACCCAGGAACATCAGGAACTGGGAATTTTCTGTGCTTGATTCTAAAGCTCCCGGAAGTAGGGAAAAAGCAGAGAGAAGCATAACTGCAGGAAACAGGAACTTGTGATTAATACGGTAATACGTTTCACTAATTGAATACGGGATACCGTTCTTGGATATGATCATTCCGATATAACAGCCAAGAATAAGAAGTGAAATCAAAACTGAGACTATCATAATTACTGCATAGATAAATAGCCAAACAAAACACCAATTCCTACAAACATATACACCAGCAGGCATCCTAACATTGCTGCTGCTACATCTATCCAGTCCGGACGATCATCCCAAAATATTTCTTTCAAAATTGAAAGAATCAACACAAAGACGCTGCCTATTGTTACTGCTGAGACCTTCTGCCACCATGTAAGGGTTGGTTCCTGGAGGATAACTACAAATGAAATCAGAGAGCAGATAAAACCGCCTCCTAAAAAGTGAAGAACTTTGTCTGTTCCCACTTTTGCCAAAAAATCATCTAAAATTTTCATGTCTATTAATTTTTATGGCAGGGATTTCTCCCCGCCGGTTAAACTTTCCGAGTTATTCTACTACTCTGCCGAGAGAGTCAACCCAAATATTTTCGCCTTTGTGGTAAATCATTATTCCATTTGATTGCCCTTCTTCAGTTTGCTTGTCCGTACAGAAATATTGAAATCCTACGGGTGACCATGATTGTTTGTTTTCAAATTTTCCTTGAGATATGTAATGCGTATTATATTCAGGTCTAGTATATTTCCAATCATCAATTTCATAAAAAAGAATATCACTTAATAAGACTTTTTCATAATTAATTGCATTAAACTCAATCTGAAATTCATTCCATTCCGCTAACAATTCAAGGTCTAGATACATTATATATCTATACATACCTTTTTTAATATCCTTTGGTGCAGATTGGTTCATATAATTTGAAGTGACAAGTTCTCCATTATTTTTATAAATTGCTTGAATTCTGATTTGTTCATTAGATAAATCTTCTAGCACTTCTACGTAAGTTACTACTTTGCACTGTCTTCTATTCCCAAAGATGTTAGTATGCTCAGTTTTAGTCAAACTGATGCTACGTCTACCGGCAGAATTATTAATTATTTTAAAAAGAGGATAACCGTTTACTGTCTTAACATACTGTTGCTCATTAATATTATATTTATTGGATATTCCATATCTATTGTCATTGACATTTTTGTTTAAATCGCTAAATTCTGTTTTTGATGTATTAATATAGCCTATTTGTACGTTGTCAATTTCAGTAAATGCTTTAGAAGTCATGTCTAAAACTAAAGTACCCGCCAAGAAATAATTAAAGTTTCTTTTCTTATTATTGAATCTTACATTTATCGTGGAAGGAATCGTGTATGTTCGTGGATATACTACATCTACTATTTCGTATAAAGGACTGTTGGCTGTATCATTATTTACAATATATACAGTAGGATTATCTAATACAACCATACTTTGATTGGCTATGATATAACAATCAACGCCACTGGCATCACGAATATTAGGTTCTTTAATATCCTTACAGTCGTACCCTTCATAGCTTCTTGGTTTTACTGATATATAAGGCGAAATAAATGTGGCATTACTATTTTCAACGATAATAGGTGCTCGCCAGTATATTTCAGAATTAAATTTATTAACTTTGGTTGATTTGTAACCATCCCAATTGTTTGTCATTAATAATTCTAGAGCATGCCCATCGTCATTTGAATATAATAAAACTCCATCTTCATCTAAATATTTAGTACACAGTCCGTCCCTTTCTGTATAATAATTAGTTACCAGAATTGAAGTGTTCTTTATAAATAAACCAAAAATAGAACACAAAGAAGACTGGCAATCTGTCATTTTTATATTGCTAGACCCATATAATATATACCCATAATTACAATTTAAACACCTAATTCTGGTTAATGACACTAAATTAGGCTTACCCATAGATTTACCACTAAAGTCAAAAGGATTATCTTTATTTATTTTATGGTCACTGATATATACTCCAATGGCACATTGATTAATATACATATCTTCCCATACAGGAAATTCACAAGCATATTGCAATATACCTACATGTAAGGCATTATATAAGCCAACAAATCTAATAATTGGCGCCCCATAGCCATCTATATGTTCTATACAGTATTGAGACTGTTTATTGGCATCTATACTTATATTGCTTATTGTCAATCCATTATATGCTCTATGATAAAACATGCCTTGTACTTCTTGACTAAATGAAGATTTTGTGTCGGTATCGAAATCGACCTGTATAGAATGAAAATCAGAATTGGCTCTAAATCCATTTTTATAAAAGCCATAAGGGGAGTATCCTTGTATATATTTTACAACAGGTAATCTAATTGGTTGCGAAAATCCATATACCTTATCCACCATTATGCTATTAATAGACGAATCAAATGCACATTGAATATTAATAGAATTATCATAATCTATAGTATCACTAACTTTCCACCAATTCAATCCACATGATATATTGTTATAACTACCGGTAAGAATTACATTATCTAATATTTCACTCAGGCTGCCAGCTATTAGTGTATTTTGGCCTTTTATTTTCCCATTCTTTAAAGTACCACCAACAAAGTTTAAAACACAGTTTTTGGGAACAATGACTTCGACTCCATTCAAATCAAAGTCATACCTAATATCATATACTGTATTAGGCTGACTTATCATCTCCTGGGTAAGAATATTTCCGCTTCCCCCTCTACTCAATGCCGAAACATTCTTGCGCATAATAGTATATCCCTTTCCGCTGAATGCAGAAGGATTATACGGTCTGTCTGCCAACTGCATTACCGATTTTTCTCCGGCAATATTCTTGGATGTAAGATCTTCACCGTCCGGCATGTTGTTTATGATCCCACCTCCCGATGCTTCAATGAGAGCCATTACTTCCGGAGAGAGCATGTCGGGTATAACCCTCTGGGAAGAAAAATTCCCGATAGCTTCATTTTCTTTTTCATCAATGGCCGACAGTGCTTCATCCTGTGCTTCCCGGATACTATTTAAGTTAAGCCCTTTCAATTTGTCACTGAGCCGCTTCCCACTCTCATCGTAGATAGCAGCTTCCGGAGAAAGCGGGGCTACCGGATTCCCTTGCTCATCTAAGAAATGGCGTATATTAATAGTTCTATCCATAATATATTGATTTGTAAATTGATCTACAACAGGTTTATTTTCCTATTTATTTTAATACGGCTTAAAATGAAATAAGGCAGTCTCCATCCAGTAATGTCGTAAGATGTTCTTATATTACCGGAGTTAAAATATACCAGTTCATTATCGATAAGATTTGATTCTATGTTCGGAATATTTTGAATGGAATATCCTAGATATTGCTGATTTTGGCTGTAACCTTTATTTCCGCATATATTGTATCCGTAGTAACACTCATTTGTGTCAAATGTATAGTCTTCATACTCACTGTAATCATTTCCACCAATCATCCTTATGTAGGACTCAACAATATTGTAAGCTACAATATTCTGAACCCCATTGGGATATAATGTATTTTTTTCAGATCCCTTGTAGAAATCAATTGCCGCGTATGTTCCGCAATCCATTATAAGATTTCCTATAATTGCAATCTGACTGCAGTTTCCTCCCATCATAATTGCTCTTCCGCTGGCCCTGGTCTGATATCCTTCGATAATATTGTACCTGATTACTACTGGGAAATTGACTATAGATATCTGAATAGCCCCGCTGTCAATAAGCTGATGTTCTTGGTAGTTTGTGATCCATTCCTTTATCTTTATATGGTTCAATTCTATAATTCCGTTACTTGGAGAGGCTGGTATATTAACTCCTCCTGTCACAGTTATTGCCGAATAATTAAAATCTTCTATAGTATTATATGCTACATAGAAATTATCGCCATATAATATATTGATACAGGTAGTATAATCCCAGTACCATCCATTCTTCCTGAAGACGTTATGTATAATCTGGCAATTGTTTCCGGATACATATATAGGCTTATGACAATTTTCGAATATGCAACTGGCTACAGTTATAGAAGTTTCTTTTCCCGGTGATGGATAATTCTTAATGCAGGCAAAAGAATTTTTGAATGTGCTGTTGAAAATAAACACATTCTTGCATCCGATGGTATTGATAATCGTGTCTTCATTTGAAGCACCGTCAAAATACATTTTATCAATAACCACACTTCCAAGTGTAGCGTTTGCAAAAGAAAAGTAAGATCCATAATCACATCTATATATCTCATCTTCATCCGGAAGGTAAATACTTATATCATCTTTATAATATCCGTATGAATATGGGCTCTCCGTGTTGAATATCTTATATAGCGAGTTTACCTTATAATTTTTATAATCCGAATTAAAATAGGATTTATCAGAGGGATTGTTTAGTTTAAAATATAAGTAGGTACCCTCTTCTTCATCCTTTAGGTCACTTACTGTTGCTCGTATAGCCATCCACCAGGAAGTGTACATCAGTTGCTTCCCAACTATATTTTCCTTCTGGGGCTCGTTGATAAACTCAGGAGAAACCTTGCCTTTATAAATATTTTGTGCGGCATCTACTTCAACGATATTGCCGTCAAACAACTGTACTCCATAACCCATATTATAGTCGTTGTATATGATACCATTCTCCCCGATAAAAACAGAATTGGAAAAGTCGTCTGCCACAAATAAACTTCTATTTCCTTTAATTCCCGTTCTGGAAGAACTGGCATATTTTTTACCGTCTGCGCGTAGCATGGCTTTTCTGCATGAGAATCTAAGATTAACTTCCGGGTCGTTAAAGCCATCAAAGTTAATCTTACTTGACGGAGTAAATAAGAACGTGTTATCAGCATAAATTATGTTCAAATTCTTTTCTCCGCTTCGTATCTTTTCTTTTATGGTAGAATCTAAAGAGTCAAAATCTTCTTTAGTACTGATTGTTATATCCGTATAGGCAATGTTAGGAGCTTTAGCAAATTGTTTTGGCCTCTTTGATAATTGCTCTTTTAACTTATTAATGAAAGTTGTTTCTGCCGCTTTTGTAAAATTACCTTTATTATATACAGATAAAATCACTGTTAAGTTACCGGAGTTTGTACTGCTATTTACTGCCAAAGAAAGTGAACTTGGTGGATAATCATTCTTTATAGTCCATAGAACTTCAGAATCCCCGGTTATAGACAGTACGTCTTTTTCTATGGAAACTGCAAATTGGCTGTTTTTATCAACTGGAATGAATTTAGCTTTTACTACATATCCAGATTTCAATAATGTGTCAATTGGAATAAAGTGTTGTTCTACTGAAATCTTGAATTCTTCTTTCTTGATATAGTTATCAGTATAAATCTTATTGTTTAACTCTGTATTTATGACGACATATTGGAAATTATCTACATTATAAGAACATATAACAATATCACATTCCTCTAATGTAAAATAAGAATACTCATTAAAGGACACCACATCCTTACCGTTTATTAAAGGTATGTAGTTTCCGTTACTGTCAACTTTAGATATTATCGATACGATGTCAGTTCCTCTGGCCAGAACTTTTATTGTGCTGTTTCTGGATAAATGAATCTTTCCTGAAATCTTGTATGCGTTCAATTCAACTACTCTACCCGTAGGATAAAGTATATATTTATTTTCTATCTCTATGTCGGCAGATAAAGAATATTTATCAACGTATCCTACAGATTCTGATATTTGTATCTTTGTCGCATACGTATCGATAATATTGTTGCCATCAAAATCTTGTAAAGCTTGAGTTGCAAAATCAGAACTTGTTTTTTGCGGTTGAGGTAATTCCTCAGAATTTCCACCCAAGAATACAGCTCTTGTGCTTTTCTCATCTAGCACGGTAAGTTTGGCCGTGACAACTTTATTGGCAATAGCCTTGCCTGAAGCCGAATCCAGTGCCTGGTCCACATCTGTGATATACAGACCTCTGTCCTGCCATGCAGATGAATCCCATTCATACAGATGCCGTGGGTTACCTACATACGCATAATCCCCGGGCTTAGCTGTTGGATATGCCGACTGTAATATACCCGAAGAATTGAAGGAACCTTTAAAAGAAGCAGAGTCGGTCTCCGTTAAATACCTCACCTGAAATACCTTGTAGGTTATGCTTCTTGGGGTACTTACTTCTACTCCCATCCCGTCATTTTCAGCTGATCCGGAAATGACACTGATTTTGAAGTTTTCAAATTTTGTTGAGGCTGTTCCTTGGAATACAACTCTTCCTCCCCCTGAAACCGGACACAGAACAGCAGATAGTTCTGGACTTGCAGGCAAGCTGCTGTCTCCCTCCACCACTCCTATATCCACGATAAGGAATGAAATCTCTTTGGGGATTATATTGTCCACCGTCTTAGTAGCTGTTGTGGCATTGACCTTATCGCTAAAGTCGGCTATAGGCAGTGTTGTCAGTCCTGCAATGAAATCCTGAATGCCAATATTCCTTTTAACCTGAGCCTGCTCTTCTTCTGAAAGATCCTGGGGAGTTTTGAAAAGTCCGTCATTTGTCACCCTGTCTGCAGCTTCGTTAGCTCGTATAGCAGCACTTTCTGCCTCGCTGGCTTTATTATCCGCTTCATTTCCCTTTTGCTCCGCTATATCGCCTTGTTTTTGAGTCTCTAAAGCAGACTGGCCAGCTATTTCAGCCTGCTTCCTTGCCTCTTCTGCAGCTGACTCTGTTTCTTGAATAGCCTTTGCTGTTACTTCATTAACATTTTTGATGGCATTATCCGTTTGTTCTTTTACCTCTTCGCCAGCTTTGGTCGCCGGTTCTTTAAGTATATCAAGTTCATCTTGGGTCAGATCCTCAAACTGTAAGGCTTCACCGCGTGGGCCGCGAAGTGAAGCCAGCCATTCCTCTTCCGTTCCCTTGTATCCATTCTTCACGGCCACCTCATAAGAAGATAAGCCGTCACGGAAGTTATTGGCGCTGGCCTTCTTGTCAATTTCACCGAGCAAGCGGTTTATCTCATCTGCTGTATAGTTCACTCCGGCAAAAGGGTATATCTTGCACGGCTCATGGCATGCGGGTTCATTGCAGTTACAATTATTCATATAATAGAAATAGAGTTAAGTTTGACAATAAGATTCTGTGCCATATCATAAGCGGCTTTAGATCCATTCGGGTCGTTAATGGATTGAAGATACAGGCTTGCCGTATAGTATGCCAGCGCCCCCGAAAGCCGGGCATCCATGTTAACCTGGTTACTGTTTACCTCTGGCGTAGGCACATACGACAAACTGCAGTTGGCAGGACCTTCCAAAGAATGGGCCTCAATATAATTATGCAATTCTGTGCCATCGAAATGACTAGTCAGGAATACAGCCGGTGAAGCGCTGCCAGAGCCTATGCCAGGCGATGAGGAATACTGAGACTGGTAGAATGAAGTCAAAGGAGAATGAAGCACTCCTGCCGGCGTATGCCACCCTTCTGCATTAAAGGAAATGAAGCGACAGAAATCATCAGGGGCAGGAACGCGCACGGCCGTTCTGCCATCTGGCCGGATGAAAAAATTCTTCGCTTCTTCCTTGACGTATGTAATGGAACTGGTTATCATATAAGCCGGCAGCACCTCCACTGCAAGCATAGGAGCAGCCATTTCGATAAAACTTACCAGCATGTCATCTACCATATCAGAAAAGGAGTCCGTTTCGGTAGACAATTCATTTACGGCAGCCCGGACGAGTTTGAGAAGAACATCTGTCGCTATCATAGGTATTTATTTGAATGAGAAATTGGGAAACTCAATGCCGAGTTCGGCGCATACTTCGGCAAGCTTACTATTGGATTTGATTTTTCTACCATCGACACCGTGTACTTTGACCAGATATTCTTTAGCCTCCATAAAAGTTTCGACACTTTCCAATGTCATCTCTGCATCCTGGTCATTTTCTACAGTAGTGTCTTCTGCACTAGTATCCAGATTTTCGACAGTGCCTGTATCCACTTCACCGGAATCCTGGTTAACGTCATTCACTGCAGCTTCCAGATCCGTATTCCCTTCGTCTGCATTTTCAGTTTTAGAGACTTCTTTTTGGGCTGTCTTAATACCGGTTGTCTTTGTGCCGGCTTTAAATGCCTGTGGAGGGATAGAAGATCCCATCTTCATTTTGCCTACTGTATACGTGGGCTTTTTAGCAAGGGGAACTGCCGGAGACTGATCTTCTTCAATCACCTGATTATGGTCAATTACCTCTTCTTGTAATTTAATGAGGCCTTTGCGGAACCAGCGATGCTCCATAATCTTATCTGCAAGCTCCTTGTCTGTTGTCATAAACCGTGAAGCACTGTTATACGGGGTTGAAAAACGGATAATCATGTTTCTTCCCTTATGCAATACCTTGAATGAGAGAGACGACGGAGCCAGAAAATTATAATAGGTAGTTGTCTTTTTTGCCATAAGAAAAAAATTAAAAAAGTTCCGGCCGCAAAGCCGGAACAGTTTAGAAAAAAGAATGGTTAGGCTGCCGGACTTTTAGGGATGACCTTATATTCCGGGATTGTGATACGTGCATGTGCATCAGGGAAACCAAGTGTCCAGCAGGAGAACTCTTCCATGGTCACAGCATTTGAGTTTGCAATGAACAACTGTTTCAAGTCATACTCGTGACGTTCCCAGTTCTGGAATACCCACTTGTCGAGATATTCAGGGTCCAGACAGAATGCCTTTCCGTTGAATCCCCATGCGTTGAAAAGGTCGTGACGATAGAAGAGCAGCTTAGTACCCATACATTCAAACGACTGGAAGTCCAATCCCCAGTTGTTGTAGTTGTCTTTCGGGTCAAAGATACGCGTACGGTTCACTGTCTTAATCTTGCACAAGGCAGCATAAATCACTTTGTCTACGAATACCAGTTTTGTGCGGGAGCCGTTGCCGGCACCGTCGATAATCTGGTCGACGAGGTCAACCAGGTCTCCTTCCGTGATTTCGTACTCCTGGATTTTGTTTGTTCCATCATCCATTTCGTTTCCGCCTTCATCATACTTGACTACCCATCTTCCCAGTTCGATATCTTTGCCTGCACGATACCAGATACCTTCAGATGTATATACATTACCCTGGGCGTTAATCTGATGCTTGCTCTTTACACCGAACAATCCGGTTGCTTCCATTCCGATACGCATGTCTTCCATTGCCATGCGTTCAACACGGGTAAAGGACCAGTCTACTTCCTTGGCTGAGAAACGGTCATAAATTGTCTGTTCCACCTGCATGATGAATCGCTGGCAATACTGTTCTTCCGGATCGGGAAGCAGGTAATATTCTCCCGTCTGTACATCACGTTCTGCTGCAGCGCGTCCCATACGTACCAGTACCGTACCCTTGGCCAGTTGAGGAATAATGAAAGGTTTGCCTGTGCTGCTGTCATTTTTACCGTTTACCGCATAGATAAGAGGTTTGTTGGTACCCTTGTCTACCGCATTGACACGTATCATCAGCGGATGGGTATTATCTACTTCGCTGCCTCCCGGCTTATATCCCGGGATGAAATCTCCGTCGGCATCCAGACACAGACAGGTGTCCATTGCACCCAAAACGGCCGTATTCTCCAGGTCAATAGCCGTCGGTGTGGCATTTGACATTTCATTAAACTGGGTTTTAACCACAGCTCTGAGCGGTCGCTGCCCGACAGAATAGAACTTGACGGTGATACTCTCTGACTTGTTGAACGATGCATTACGGAGAATCTGGTCAATAGGGGTACCTGTAAATTTCATCTCAACGATGGTCTTGTTGATTTGTTTCAGATACCACTCCGCATCCTGTATAGTCTCATTGACTGTAACGGAAGAAGCACCGGCTACCACTTTACCGGCACCGTCACCCATATCCTGTACGCCACTGCCGCTAAGCTCATCAGCAGCCACTGCATAGCCGCCCGAAGCGGCACCTACAATCAGCATCACAATAACGCTGAACAGAAATTTAAAGAAATGTTTTACTTTCTGCATAACTCAATTTTTAAAATTAAACACTATTGTTGGTAATTTACTCTTATCCGAACCGGCGCTGTCCCATACGCTTCAGTCCCCTGATAGTGGGATTTTCATCTTCCGGCTCTGTGCGTGAAGAAGCGCCGCCTCCCAGGTCAGCCGGAATATTCTCATTTTTGAAACTGCGATGAGGCTTTCCACGCTCCGAACGACTGTTTCTTGCTCCCTCGCTACGTGCATTATCCAGTTCTTTGTCACGTGAGAACGCATACAGCAGACGTGTCCAGTCGTCTTTGTTGATTTCATGTCGTATTGCACGATAGATAAACCCATCCTGTGCAGTACCAAACAGCCAGCTCAGCATGCCGGAAGCGGTTGCTTCATCAGAGTTTATTTCATTGACGGCTTCCGTCAGCAGATCATCCTCGGCATTGATTTTTTCAGCAGCTTCTTTGACCCGCTTTTCTTCTTCTGCGGCGCGTTTGATATTCTCAGCTTCCTTTTTGCGCGCTCTTTCGATGGCTTCTTCCTTGCTGGCTGCACCTGTGATTTCCTCGTAATAATTATCGAGCAGGTAGGCCGACAGTGAGAACGGCTGCCCATCGTCTCCCATACCGGAACTCAGTCCAGTAAGGATACCTGATGCACGGGGATCAGAAGAAAGCAGTTCATTCAGCTTTTCACTGTCCGATTTCAGTTTATCCCAATCCTTAAAACCGGCTTCCAGCCATGAAGCTACTGCTTCATCATCGTCGAGATTAAGGTTCGGGTCACGAGACGCGGCTACGTCGCGCCAGGTGCGTTTTTTCTTTTGTTCTTTTCCGTCTTCCATAACTATTGTTTTACAATTGAGTCTTTACAAAATTATACCTATTGGAAAAAGAAAAGAGTAAAAGATATAAAACGCAAGGGTAACTTTGAAAGAAAAGAATATGCCATGAAAAAGAAAGGAAGTGAAAGTGATACCCTTAACCACAGGAACAAAGCGATACTGAAAATTTACAAGACTCTGAAAAAGTCCTGTCAGTATGAAAGCATGTATGCAATATGCAAGGCAATTTCAGTAACGCCGGCGACACGATATTATATCAGTGAAGCCATGGCTGACATAATATGGAGCAAATGGCGGAGGACAGAACAACTTCCTATGACCGGACGATACAAACGACAGATGTATACCGCTTTCATCAAGGAGTGTGAACGTATCAGTCGCAAGGAGGGTGGAAGCAACCGGTCCGTAGTCCGGGCTGCGCTTGACTGCGAGGCTCCTTGTATTGGAGTCAGTCCGTACCGCATATTCGTTATACTGAAACAATATGGAATGAAATGAAACTTAGATATTTTCTGCTCATATATGCGGCAATGCTGCCTTTGTTGCCTCTACGTGATGTGTTGGCGGCAGGAGCCGGAAGGGAAAACTGGCACAATTGGGTGTATATGCTGGGCCATGCAAGTCTGTTGCACTATCTGTTGAATGGAATAGGGTGGCTGATGATGTGGAAAGTGGCTACATGGGGGCGCACTTTAGCGGCGTGGATATTTTCGGCGCTGTTTATGTATGTGATTCCTGCCTGTCAGCCGGTACTGGGATGGAGTACCGTAATATACTTCTATCTTGGCATGTGCATGAACCATTCACCTACGGGCCGTAAGGTGAAACTTCTACTCCTGACGATGACAGGCTTCCTGCTGCCGAATATTGCTGCAGGAATGCATCTGGCAATGCTTGCCGCCGGATGGGTGACGAGGAAAGTGGAACTTGCATGGGAACGAACACAATAGGATATACAGAAGAGGATAAAGTCAGGCTGTCTGCCATATACCGTGCCGAAATAATTCAGATGGCCTATAGGATGGTTGAAATCAACAAGCAGCGTGAGAAGGAGCTGTTTGTTGATTATAACCCTCTTACCGGAGAGAACGCGCCAGGGAAAAGAAGAAAAGTATATATAGACGACTTCTACCTGTATGATGAAGACTGCCAGGGAGCCGAACTTTATCTTCCCATACAGATGCTCAGCGTAGGCGTGATATATCGTATCGTCTGCTGTGAGAGTATAGAGGAGTTCTGTCTTCAGGAATACGGGTATTACGATGCAGATGTGAGAAGCACCGTAATGGAAGAGTTTCTGAGAGAATGGGCGAAATACGACTTTTACTTTTTCTGCTATGCGTATGCACGTATCAAGAACAAGGAAGGAGGCGAGGACATACCATTTAAGCTGAGGCCGGCACAGATAAAGCTGGCCAAGCATTTTGAGTCTGACCGGGTGGCAGGAAAGCCGATAAGGGTTATACTGCTGAAATGCCGTCAGTGGGGAGGATCTACGCTGGTACAGATATATATGGCATGGATTCAGCTGATGTGGGTTAAATCCTGGAACTCCATTATAGTAGGACATCAGGGGGACTCGGCCGCCGAAGTGAAGGATATGTATGTGAAGCTCATTACCCAGCTTCCGGACTTTCTCTTATATGAACTTGGCAAAGATCATGATGATACATTACCGAAGATAAAAGGCGGCGGAACGAACAATATCAGCATGATTCCGATGAGGAACTGCAAGATAAAGACTGCCACCGCCATAAATCCGGAAGGAGCGCGAGGCGGCGACGCATCAATGGCCCACTGTACCGAAGTTGCATTTTGGCCCCAGACAGAGCAGCGGGATCCGCAGAAGCAAATCAAGTCTTCCTGTTCGGGTATTCTCATGAAGCCGAATACCATGATCGTATACGAATCAACACCGAACGGAGCCAATTTCTTCAAGGATGAATGGGAGAGAGCCAACGAAAAGGATGATTACGGTAACAAGGTCAGTGCATTTGATCCTGTGTTTGTGGCCTGGTTTGAAATCGAACAGTACCGTATGGACGTTGATTGTCTGCTGGAATGGGCCTGTATCCTGCTTACCAGACGTGAGGACAGTAAAAACTCCTGGGACTACATGTGGCATTTGTGGCAGATCGGCGCCACGCTGGAGGGTATATACTGGTACCGTCATAAAATGGGAGAGTATAAGGACCTTCAGGACATGCAGCAGGAATATCCGAGTGATCCTATAGAAGCCTTCAAGTATTCCGGTACTACTGAGTTTGATATATACAAGATTGAAAAGCAGCGTAAATTCTGTCGTAAGCCGATATTCCAGGGTAACATCTGCGGAGATGCTCCGAAAGGAGAAATGGCGATGAACAATTTACGCCTTGTCAAGCAACAGGCCGGCCCGCTGAAAATCTGGGATATGCCCGACCCTCAGAACCAGATGCTGAACCGTTACTTTGTCAGCGTCGATATCGGAGGTAAATACAAGACCAGTGACTATTCATGTATCACCGTGCTGGATAGAGCCGACATGATGGGAGATAACGGAGAATTGAATGAGTATGCAGGCCCGAAAGTAGTTGCGGAGTGGTGGGGACATACGGATCCGGATTTACTTGCAATTACGTGTGCACAGATAGCTGCATTTTACCATAATGCCTTGCTTATCGTAGAAAACAATACTGCATACAGCAAACTGAATAACACGGATACGGATAACCTGTCAGAATTGTTTTTCCCGATACTTCTGCCGCTGTACGATAATCTGTATTCGCACAACCGGAGTCAGCTGGATAAAGGCGGAAACAACATGGAAACGAAATGGGGATGGAACACTAACCGAAGTACGAAGGTTGCCATCATCAAATACATGGGACAGTGCGTTCGAGATGTACTATGGATAGAACGTGAAAAAGGTATGCTGGATGAACTGACATACTACATGAAATATCCTAACGGTAAATACGGTGCAATACCCGGAAAACACGATGACCGTGTAATGAGCCGCGCAATAGGCCTTTATGTGAGCCGGTTTGAGTGGGACAGATGGCCGGTAAAACTTAAGCCTACAAAAGAGCAGACACGGAAGAAATTGAGGAATATCAATTCTAAAGTAACGAGTATAGAACGATTACTAACGACTTAAAGATAAACATTATGATTTTAGACACCATTAAAAACATTTTCAGAGCGAGAAAGAGAGCGAAGGCCCTTGTTAAAGCAAGCATTATGTTGCAGAAAGCCATCGATGAGGCCGATAGGAAATACCAGAAGACCGGGCACCGATATTATGTGGTATATGATCCGGACAAGAAAGATCTGGTAGCAATTACTTATGACCTGTACATGCTGAAGACGGATTCCTATATTTATCTCAGACGGAGAGGAAGGTTTGCCACACCTCTGAAACGCGAGGAATTGAAACAGCGCTGCTTTTATTATACTCCTTCCAAGAATGTTCCGCACCGGGCATGCCCCAAGGAAATCAGGCAGAAAAAGATGTTGTTATGGCAGAAGTTTTATGAACTGAAAATACATGGAAAGGCGGTGAGATAAAAAAACAGGAGACGGGATTATTCCCTGTCTCCTGAAAAATAAACCAAACTATGTAACTATATAGAAAACAAAGAACTTATCTTATTGTACCGGGGATGCACCCTGTACCGGTGCGCCGCCCATAGCTGCCTGTTGTTCTGCCTGGATCTGTTCGTATCTGTCCAGAAGTGCAAGCACTTTACTAGAGTTGGGGAAGTTTCCGGCTTCCACTGCCAGGCGGAAAGGAATCTGTTTTTTGTCAGCTGCAGATATCAGGAACTGGTTGAGCAAAGCGCGATATACCGGAGAATCCATATCTTCCGATATCGACACGTCAAGGTCGATGTCATGAATTGTGTCTAAATCTACAGGAATATTTTCTCCTCCTATATTGACCGCTTTTTTCCCGCTATAGAAACACTTCATCACCTTCAATACCTTATAGGCAGTGTTGTTAAGGAAGGAGTTGTAAGTACGGATCAGGTCAAGAATAGAAGCCGATGCTTGTGATATCTGCGCTTGATACATTACGCCGCTGGTATTTCCTTCTCTCTTGCCTTGCAAGGCAGCCTGTACCCCAGATATATCCTCCGTAAGCGAGCGGGACAACTGGATAAAATAATCAAATCCTCCCGGGATGGCGGAAGCAGTCTTCGTATCAGGAGCGCGTCCTCCTTTTTTGGAAGTATACAGTACCACTCCATTAGTGCGCACATATTGTTCGGCAATCATTTCGATAGGCATTTCGTCTGTCAGGGATTCCTCGTCAATCATAAGCACTCCCTTTGCTGCATTGCGCACATAGAAATCGAGAGCAATCATGTAGTAGTTAAAATAATCCTGTGCCGGCATCATTTCCGACAGGAACGGATGAAACTCTCCGTCTATGTATGGATAAGGCTTAAAAGTAAACGGATGGAATGATTCACCGCCGTTCCAGTAAGGAGAAACACCTTCAGACAGTACATGCCCGTCAGGAGAGAGAAAACGGTAATACCAGTAAGACTCAATCCGGCGCTCGTATCTGATGAGGTGTTGCTCCATATACTGGTTGTTATCCATGAAATACAGCGGCATCCCGTCCGGACCGAGCATTGGTGATCCGTCCGGATTACGCTTGATGTTAAGTTCCATGCGTTCGGCATTCTTCTGCTTGATAAGCTCCTCTTCGTCAATAGGCACGAAATATGGATCGCTTGCTTCCGGATCCTCGCAAAACCAGGCACGGCGCCGTTCACGGGTCCAAAGCTCTATTACACGGCATTTCCCGTATTCGGCTGGAGTATAGAAATCCGTCTGGGCCAGATTGGCAGTACGGCTATCCGTTGAATATTGAGAGCGGATATATTCATTATCCATACAATGCCGGTAAATATCACGCAGGCGCTTGTCGTCTTCATCAGAAAAGCTGAAAGCTTCCAGCACGGACGAAAAATCAAGATCATGAAGCAGCCCACAGTAGCGGATATCCTCCAGGTCAAAATCAAGGGAGTGAGGCCAGAAAGCGAAGTTAGGATTTACGTAATCGGTAAAAGCGTCCTGTTTTCCGTTACGGTAAGCCCAGGAAGTCTTGTAAATAGCCATGCCAGAAATGATGAACTCCTCAAATACGCGGGCATCCTTCTCGCTTCTTTTGTTCATCTTCATATTCTGCTTGAGGAGGACTGACCAGACGTCTGCATACTTCTTCTCTTCGGAGTCGACCGCATTACAGACCGGAGCGGTATCGTTGAGGCGGAACTGCCCCTGCACGACACGTTTCAATTTACCCAATATGTTATTCTGGAGAACTGGAATTCCTTTCTCCTTCATGTACTGCTCTTTGGTCATATAACGGCCGTCGACACAAATGGTGCGGTTATACGGCCGTCCGTACGCATAATCCACACACTCGCGACGCATGTCACGAAACTTCTGCAGTCGACAGAAGGCATTGTATGCAGTCTGCAACCACATTACGGCCCGCGAATCACGAGATAAGCGCCCGTAGTGAAGAGAATCAGCTATATTGTCATTATCATTCTGTAGTCTGCTCATGTCATTGATTTTTCGTACAGCAAAGAAACAGCAAACCGGAAGAAAAAAGGGTAAAAGATATAAAACGCATTGGCAATATTTAATCTTAAAACAGTAGGCATTTCATAACTTTGGCTAACAAACAATTAACAATCATCATTATGAAGAGAAAGACCATCTGTATTGATTTTGACGGAGTGATAGCCCAGTACCAGGCATGGGAAGGAAAGGAAAAGTTTGGCGCTCCGGTTCCGGGAGTGCAGAGTGCCCTGAAAGTGCTTAAAAAGGAAGGCTACAAGATTATCATCTTTACCACACGGGAGGTAAGTGACGGATTGAAGACTTACCTGAAAGAGAATGATATTGTATATGACCACATCAACGAGAATCCGGACCAGCCTAAAGATACAAATGCAGGCAAGCCGATTGCAGACCTGTATGTAGATGACCGTTCCGTATGTTTCCGTGGAAACTGGAAACATACGCTGGAGGACATCGCGTACTTCAAGCCTTGGCAGGAGACTAAAGAGGAAGAAGAAAAGGATATGCAGAAAACCTTTGAACGGTACAGGCAGTATGCAAAGAAACAGAATGAATGCATAGGGAGGTCCATAGGATGAAGATAGAAGCAGACAAGCAGCAGGTGTACAGGAATATTATGCAACTGACTGCCGTATCCGCAAGGAACCGTCAGAATATGAGCATAGCCGTTACGGAAGACAATCTTCCGGCTATGGGAATATATCTGGCTGAGGCTGTCACCGAAGCGGAAAACGAGTTGAGAAGGCATCTGAAAAGCAGCACAGGGTTTACCCTTTACGCAGACGAGTCTAGCATTGTGATGGATATCAAAGACCTGATGCGAGCTGCTGAAAGCACTTATGGACAGATGAAGTCCAGTCTTATCCTATATATCACGCATTATGCTATATCCAGATGGGTGAGTGACATAGATACGGCAAAGGACCTGGCAGAGCCTTACAGTAATAGTGCAGGCGGATATCTGAGCAAACTGCAGTCATTGGTATGTCAGAGGGATGAATATACTGTGGATGCCGACAGTTATTTGCAGAGGCAGCAGGATGAAATCGAGATGGCACCCGGTTCCACCGGATTGATGGCGGATGCAGAGATCAGGCAGAGAGACCTTCAGCCCGTCAGGAAGGTATGGCCTGCAGGAATTTGTGCGGACAGCGCGGGTAATATACTGCAGGACGGCAGCGGAAATATAATCGTATCTAAAACATAACGCTATGAAGATTGACATTACATTAAGAAGAAAGAATATAATGAATGATGTGCTGGCCAATTGCAACATGGTTGGCAGGACGTTGAGAAAAAATCCCGAGACAGAAGAAACAGCTGGAGAGATTATGACACCGGACGATGCGTTTACCAAACCGATAGTAGCGCGTTCGCTTACGAAAGCATTTGGAGAAGTCAAGCGGATTTGCCAGACGTATCTGATGTTTGGCAGACTGACGGATGATAACCGTCTGGATAAGATAGACGAAAGCAACCGGTTTGAAGAAAGAATTGAAGCGAGCCCTTTAGCGCCGGGAGGGAAATACAGGCTGCTTACCGGTATCCCGTACAGGATTTACATTACATCCGGAGTAGATTTAAAGGTGATGGATGATGAAGGTACCGTTCTGGCACGCGGAACTGATATCCAGTTTACTTACACGCCTGTAAGAATGGAAGAATATTTGACGATATACTGTGCTGAAAAGTACATGGTGGAAGTACGGTATGAGTGGGGAGATTTCGGAAAATATGAATTGCAGCTCTGTATGCCTGACAGCTTCAACTGTGGTATGACGGAAACCATCAAGACAAATGCACACGGCATGATGGTAAACTATGTAGTCAGTATGGTCCTGAAAGACCAGTATCCGGAAAAGGCCAAGGAATATGCAGCTTTGTATGCCGAAGATGCCGAGGGATTAAGAAAGGCTTTAATCTCCAGGACTGCATACGGAAGAAGGTATGCAGCCGACTGGAGTTAAAGAAATTATCTGAAACGGCGTTCCGGACGGGCTTCATATTCTATTCGGATCCCTGATATGTTCTCACTGGTTTTCAGCTCTGTTTCCAGTGAAAAACGATAATATTTGAAGTAACGGCCGGGAGTAAGTATTCTTCCGGCTTTACTTTTACCCAGAAGAAACCAACTGCTTCCATCATTGGACCCATAGATACCCACAGTTTGCGGTGCCCTGAAAGAGCCGACCAGCGCCACCTGACGGAGTGATTTCAACTGATAGGAGTCCAGTTTAAGAGGCCGGGTAACCAGTATGCCGGAATAGGTTTCTGCTGACCGGTATTTATAAGCCTCATCCAGACGGATTATTTTCCTTCCTCCTTCCATCTGAATATACGCATATGGATAGCTGTTCAGAACGGATGCAACACCGCTTAATTCCGCTTGTGACCACGTATTGTCTTCCAGGGACAGAATCCATACAGCTTCATTTTCCAGCTCTTTTGAGAAGAAAATAAGCCGTTTCCCGGCATAGTCATAAGCAATCATACACTCGCGGAAAAAGTCTATTGGGGCTTTGTCTGGTATGCCGTTCCCGTACATCTCTGGAATAAAGGACAGATCATCGAATACTCCATTCAGCACCTCTGATATTCCGGATATAACCGAACCGTCTGCCACCATTACCCCGCGTGCGGATACGAAGACCACCGCTCCGTCAATCAGAGTAATACTGTCCTTGTTGACGCATACGTCACGTTGCATTGAGGAAACCCCGGAATAGAGTCCTTCTGAATTAACCTGTAGCGCATAGTTCCCGTCAGTACAGAACACCATTAGGGGGAATGCACCAAACTGACCTTGTGACAATGCGGTAGTTACTGCAGCCATTCCTACAATTTCTCCTACACCTACTGTATTTATGCCGCTAAGAGGGAAATAGAAGGGATTATTCACTTCTGAAGTATATATCTTATTGGGCATTGGTACGGTATTGTCGTCGGTTGGTACTGGCTTTGTTCCTTCCTGGAAACTTTTTATCATAAATCCTTCGAAAGAATATGCCCCGTTCAATAAATTATGAGGTTTCAGATCTAGTGTCAGTATTTTATTGATGAAGGGGGAATAAATCTCAACTTTATAGGCATTTACATTGGGATAATAGAAGAACAGGAACGTTCCTTTATCCCTGTCATCGTTCATCGGTATGTCACACCGGTTCTCCAGTATATATTCCTTCCCGTTTTCTTTCACATACACATAGCATGTGTGAGGAGATGCCCTCATCTCATTTGTCGGGCCGTTCTGATATCCTGGGCCGTTGTAGCAGAAGATAGATTCTGTATTATATCCCCGGAAAAGCTGTTTCTGAAGATTGGCCACGTTCAGGCGAGAGTTATACACATACCCCAAAGAGGCAATCAACCTGTTATGAGAGTCGTAATCATCTGTCATTCTTTCCTTGAACGTAAGATTTGGGAGGTAGTCACTGTCTATAGTTATCACCTGGCGTGTCTTGCTTAAATTAGCTACCGGGATAGATTGAAGCAGGTAGAAATTTGATGTATTGATAATTTCTTCCGTTATCTCTGTGGCATCTTTATATGGCAGGTCAACGTATGTGTCATGCAGTCCGGTTCCAAAGGAATTTTCAAACATCCCCATAAAATCCCAGTATTGATAATACAGGTCTGATCCTTTTTTGTTGTTCCGGCACACACAGAAATTGGACGGGCATCTGTTTACGGCCCAGAATCTGTCACACTTCCCGTCAGGTGCCAGCGTAAATATCTGTTCGCTGATAAAAATATCTACAGATTTGATAATGTCTTTCCATTTGTTCAGCGCTTCTATTTCTTTTTCAGACGAACATACATAGTCCAGCTGATATGCTATGCCTGCAATATAGACCGTTGCACTGTTGAATGTCTGAGTCGTCTGGGGAAGATCCGCAAAGGCTACAGGGTTGAAAGTGCTGTTACACAGCATGAGGATGGGAGAGGAGTGCCTGGTTAGAGTGGTTCCGTCGTACAATCTAAACGCATACCGTACAAAAAATGGGAAAATGAATCTTCCATTATTTTTTCCTCTCTCAGCTATGAAGCTGTTTATACCTGCCATTACCGCATCGGTAATAATCATCTTGTTATTGTCGGTAAATTCGGAATACTTTTGAGACTCTCTGATTTCGTCAAAATTGATTGTAAAGCTTGCCTCACTGAGGCAGTCTGCCCGGAGCCCGAAACTTAATGATATTTCCGGGAAATCTCCCAGCTCCTCATAGTTATCGTTCATAAACAGAAAATAGTATATGCCTTCCGGTGTCAGAGTAATCAGGGTATTGCCGACTGAATAGATTGAGCTGATATCCGGTCTCTGGGTACCAAAGCCAACAAGATTCAGGCTTTGGCCATCTTCCTGATTGCACCAGAACAGGGAGCCGCTTTCTTCATCATAAAAGATGAAGTGGTTAAATGAAGCTGTATTATGAACATATATCAGCCGCGCATTGCTGTTGTCAATGGTATATTCCGTTCCTTGAAATGAAACCGGCCGCAAGCTTCCTGCATGTCGTTCCAGGTTACTGCATACCGACAGTTGCCCGTCCGGTGCAATATCATCATACGGTGTAAGGTTTACGCCTTTAAAGTCTATTTGTTTTTCCATGTGATTGTATTTTAAGTTCATTTAATCGTCCGTACAGATCCTTTACTTCTTCAAGTTTGAGCAAGATGCGGAAAGAGCCTTTATTGTCTCGTTCCCCTTTTCCGGCCAGACGAAAACGGCTGGCTCCGGATGAGGCTGCACACGTGGTAATCTTCCGGCTGTAGAAGTATAAACAGGAGCACACTGTGCCGTTGGACCGTACAGGATGAATCAGCCGGCTGCTCCCGGAATTGTCCGGATAAAAGACGAGAAGCACTTCCGTTTCTCTCATTGTGACGGAAACCGACACAAAGGAAGACAAACGGAAGCGCTTCACTGCAGGGGCGCGGAGAAGGCACCGCCCGTTTGAGTGGACGGTAACATGGTGCCGGGGCTTACCCATACGTAAATACCGCAGAAGCCGGGCGATACATTCTCTGTCCATCTCTTTGCTCATCCTAAATGCAGTGGAACAAGTTTATAGGCCTTCACCTCGCCAAATGCTACATCTTGCACTGTATACTCTTCCATACGGAAGTGATAACTTTGCGCCATGGGAGAAAGTCCAAGATTGAAAAACACCGTTGAGGCTTCAGGAGTACCGTGCATGTCAGTACGATAAGCATAACGCCTGTGACTGAAATATCTCATCAGAGAACGCTTCTCAACATGATTGATGGAAGTCCTGTTCATAAATTCTACTGGTACCGGCTGCACCATTACTTCATGCTCCTTACCGTACACTTTGAAGATGAACAGAGCGCCGCTCTTGCACTTGTCGCGGACAAATGAAGCGGTAAGCAGCATATCTCGATGGCGGCGCGTATTGCGTATATAACACTCGGAAACATATCCTGTCGGAACAGCTTCCTTTCTGTTGGCCTCCAGTTTGCGCTTGGTTTCATCCAGGTCTTCAATGTGGTCCGGATGAATGAATATTCTTCTTTTCTTCTTTGTCATCTGATTCTGATCTTTGGTTTGATGATATTGGTACTGTACTGTTTCCTCGTTTGGAGGACCTCGTAATATCCTGTGAAACGTCCGGAAGCAAAGTCACAGCGGCAGGGAAGCCCAAGCCGTTCAAAGTCACATTTGCTGCAGGCCTTTCCGCTCACCTTACGGATATTGCACGGCTTTCCTTCGTCGGCCAAACGGTTATACTCTTGTTCACTGATGACGGAGCCAAACTCGTTCTCGTATTCGATATTGACCTGTTCCGGATTGGGATGCGCATATACGACGCGCCCATAATGGTTATAAAGTCTCCCTACGCGAATATCTTTGCGCTCGAGCGTCTTTAGCTCGGGCATCAGTTTCCCCTCCATTTTGAGTAACCGGATAATCCGGATAAGCAAATTTAAAAAACTTCGTTTCATAACACTTCAAAATTTGTTAATCAGTTATTTGTATTTGTCTAAGACGGGAGATCAGAAACATCTGTGGCATTTTAATTTTCGGATTGTCCCTGATTTCCTTTATAAGCCCCCACACCGGATGGCCTATTTCGCCATAGTTGCAATGGATGATAACCTGGGCTTGCTGGCTCGGGGCAAATTTATATTGCCTGAGAAACTCCAGAAGACCTTCATAATTCCGTTTTACCCCGTCATTAAAAGCCGGCGGCTTATCTGGAACCAAAGAATTATCATCCTCAAAAGAAGGAAAACCCTGATTAATGCTCCCCCCTGTGGGGAGATTAAGAGGGGTTTTTATTTCTTTTCTTTTTATTTGTGTACTTTCTGTTGACTTTAACTTGCTCTCAACTGCATTATTGCATACATTAACCGGGTTACTGCATACATTAATAAGCAGGTAAGGATAAGTCTCTACAGACATCTTACGTCTTGATATGGCGGTGAAGTATCTTTCTTGTATGCCGGCAGAAGTGAGAATCTGAGACGAGTCAAACAGGGATTTGTCAAAGAATCCCCATCGGACCAACCTCTCTACGATCTGGTCCAGCAATCCGGGTGATACGCCGGGAAGCTGCCTGAGAAGGTGCGCCCTGTTCATTTCTGACCACTCATAGAAGTAACCGTTTCGGTATACCGCACAGAGCAGTTTTATCAGGACGATTTCACCTTTCAACTGGAATTCCCCGGATATCGCCGCCACTTTGGGATTGTCAAAGATGTTAGTGTCCAACGGAAAGTAATCAAGTCCTCTTTTCGTTGGTCTTGCCATAGCAGTCAATTCAATAGTTTAAGGATAGTTTTGCCTCCATACGAATTTTGGGTAAGTTCAACAAATTCATAGATTGTGAAACTGTCCTTGTTAATATCTATATCATTATCTCGGCAGAAAGCTTCACGGCCGGCCTTACAGCTGCCAGTTAATACATGATGCCAGGAGAACAGATCGTAGGCAGGATATTTCTTAGAAAAATCCGGAAACTTATCCTTGAATTTCTTCAGGCGTTCTTCCTCTGTTGAGTTATCGTACAGCTTTTCCTGAAGTGCCATGTAAGCCTCGCGCAAAGTATTACCATGGGCAAAATAACCTCTTTCTTTAACTACGTAGCAGGGTGTCATGGTTAAATCAGAGTTAAGCATAAAGCCTTTTGCAACATTGCCTTTGACATGCTTTATTACAGTTGGAATACCGTCAATATAATAGACCTTATTCCCATTGTATGATGATATCCCACCGTTCGAGCTAACGCCCGAACCATCAAAGTCGCGGAAGCCAGCATCGAAACGGTTACCATATCCATTGCCATTGCCGAAAGTATCACCATAACCGTCGCTATAACCAGAACTTACATCATAGCTACAACCAGAACCGGATCTATCACCAAACCCAGAGCAATATCCGCCTCCATCGCCACCGCCGTATCCGTAGCCAGCTCCACAGCTCTGGCCGTCTCCATAGCCAAAGCTGTGGGGCTGGCCATTAATATCCTTTACAAATTCTGCTATCCTATCTTCCATATCCGTACACTCTCTATAGACTTAATGGCCCTATCTGTACAAGAGATAATTTCAACAGCATCAAGTATTAATATTTCAGATACTACAACTGTGAATTTGCATTCTTCCGGTTTGCTGGTGCCATCTACCGCCAATTGGCTGATAGAAGCGGCTCCATCCCAATACCAGATTCTACGGCAATTGGACAGTGTTACCTCCTGCCCATTTCTTTCCTCAAGGGTTCCAAAAAAAACTCCACTTCTGTCTCCACGGACAATTACTTTTATTCCTTTTTGCATAATCATTTCATTTTTTTAGGTTGATATTTTTATTATGCTCTATTACCGGTGGTAACGGAGCTCTTTTGTCTCTTTTTGCAAAATTGCAGCACCTGATCAAAGACCGGGCCACCTGCCTGGGATTGCTTTCCTTTAAAAGACACTTAGCTATGAGAGGATCATGCGACCACTGATGAAGCTCAACATGGACGCACTCAATGCACCGGCACGATACCGGTGCAGTTGATGGTGTGGCAATCTTTCCGGATAATTCGGATTTTTTAGCGCTCATATTCATTAAGAATTTCATCCAGGTCAAATGAATCAATGACGACAGGAACCTGGAAGGTGACCAGATTGGCAATATATCGGATGAAGTCATTCTTCAGGATGCCATATCCGTACGGCATATCCATTTTAACCTCTCTCCCGTCGTCACACGTGAATGTGTATTTAATGCGCCCGGCCCTGTCTCCAAGTTCTTCATCGCATGGAATATCAAGAACGCAGTATCTTTTGTCTTCTACTGATATCTGATGTAAGGTGATATTGAATTTTACGGCATCTTCTTCGGAACTCAGCAGCAATTTATACCATCCATAATTCTCGTCCTTGTGCAGGATTGCCATGTAATTGTCTCTATCCCATTCCGTCAGGTATTGATATGTATCAATGAATTTGCTTACAATATCGGAAACCTTTACCTGCTGTTGTGAACGGGTAAGAAGTTGTCGTACGAGAGGAATGTAACTCTTTGCAACAGCTTCATTGACCACCTGATCTGTAATGGTTACCAGTGCTTCATTGAGTGAAGCCATGATGCCGGTAAGGTCCAGATTAAATGAAGGAACTTCGTTTTCCAGATGCTCTCTGATGGCCTTGATGTAAGGGCTGTTATATCCGGTATAATAGTCCTTCAGGGCAGCCTTAGCGCCTTGCATGGCATATTCATTGGCTGCTTCCATTATCTTGGCCATATCTATGGCCGGTGTTAAACTCTGTAACAATAATGATTCTTTGTTTTCTTTTTCCATGGTGATATATAGTTATTGGTTAGTATTATTCTTGGCATTGATATTGTCCAGCTGCTGCATATTGTGAGCCATTATACAGGCTGTTATTATGCAGATTAACAAGCTGATTGTACTGCATCCGGGTATGGCAACAACACCCAGTATTGCAACGATACATGCTGCAATGATTCTTTGAAGCTCTTTTTTATTTCGTTTCATGATTTTTCCTCCTGCTGATAATTCGTTTACGATATTGTTCTCTTGCCTTGATAATTTCGGACTCCTTTTGTGCATTATACACTCTCTTTAAGTCTTCCATTATATTGGGATCCACTGTTTCCAGGTATTCTTTGATTTCACATTGGAACTGCTCGAAGCTTTTACAGATGATGTATTTGTTTCTCGACGACTTACACCATATCTCATACAGTTTTTGCTCTTCACTCTGCTGGGATCCTGCCTTCATTTCGATGTTGAGGCTGTGAAAGTAGTAGTTCGGGAGCAGCAGGATAAGATCTGCTACTCCTCGTCTGGCTCCTTCTGCTTTCAGCTTCCCGGCCTCAGCCTTGTTCCTTGTCCCGCCGTTAGGAACAGCAAAGAACAGACGGAAGAGGTGTGGATACTGGTATCTGAACCAGATTACGCAGCGTTTCTGCAATTCATGTTCTGGGGATTTATTCATGGCATTTCCCTTTATTGTCTGGCAATAGTCTTACATATTCCGGAAGGAAACGGTGCAGCAGAGTCATTGCATCCGCGGATCCTTCTTTAATGAGATATTCGGCCATCAGGCGCCGTTCTGAATCATCAGCCCTGTTAACGGTCATTTGAGATGATGAGGCTCTTCGCTGGACGTATAGCCTGGTCGGCTCACAAGTGCTGTGTATCACTACGTCAGCATAATGCCAGAACATAGGCTGCCCCGTTGAAAGGTACTCAACTTCACCGTCAAGAATGGCCAGCCACTGTGATGAGTCCGTAGCGGTACGCCATTCACAGCATACAACCTCCCCATTCTTATAAGTGGCCCATTCCGGAACCTGAATGAGTAGGTTGTCATTCCCGTATACCGGTTCTCCTGAAATGAGATAAACGCGATCACGTTCAATGCCTTCCTTGTCCATTACCATGACAAGCATCTCTGTCGCTTTATAAGTGTAATCAATAATACGAGCCATATTGCCCGAGGCTGTAATGATGCGGCCGGGAAGGTCGTGATTCTGTATCTTTTTGGATAATTCTACACTAAATGGGATAATAGTATTCTTCTGTATCATAATAAGTGCATTTTGGTTGTTGTTAAATAAGACCTAAGACTTGTGCCCTGTAATGGACACTGGAGCAGCTGCAGCCCAGCCGGCGGGCTATCTCTGAAAGGGAACAAGAGCCGAAACTGCTACGGATAATTACATCCGTCTCTGAATTGTCATAGGCAGACAGACAGAGATTGCGGGCTTTCTGATAGATAGCCAACAGGCTTCTGCCGGGAAGATATCCCATTACCTGGCGTGCCGGCATAATGGGATATAGCTTTGTCAGGATATCCAGCTCCTTGTCGGACCATTCATTTGGGTTGCTTCTCCTCAGTCTCATGCTGGACGCTTTCCGGTAAATCGATGACAGGTTTCGCTTCGGGAAAAGACTGATCAGCTCTCCAGCTGTGGCTGTTGCGTATACGCGCGTTAGCAGTTCAATTTCTGTCAGTGTCCAACGCGCCGGTTTACTATAATGTGTATACATAGCGGTATGGTATTTATGGGTGTTTACGTTTACAGGTTGATAAAGTTGTTTTTCGCGTACCGTAATACGTCTTCTCCATTGCATTTCCATTGGCTATTTTGCTTGTCGTGCGTTTGAACCATCCGTATTTTCCTCTCCTTCCATACAAGACGTTCAAGCTGATACCGTCCTCCGACGATAGCAGCCGCCTGATTCTTACTGAGGGTAACATTGCGCATGGCGTGGAAGATGTTGGCCAGTGCTTCCTCTGCCGTTAGATTACATTGTTTTGCAGCCATATAGATTAATGATAATAGGTTAATATTCAGATTAAGCAGAAATGCGTTTCACGATAAAATTGTCCTTGAAGTGGTCCAGTGCAGTTATCGAGAATTTGTATCCCGTGTATCGCATCGTGATCCACCGAGTTGTGGAGCGGGCAACATGATAGGTCAACTGGTTACGATTGAGCCTCATCTCTTCTCCGACGGCCAGCCTTTTGAATGTATCAGCCCAGGAAGGCTTATAGATAATGCCATCGATAATTTTGTAATCATCTGATTTTTCCATACTTTTGCTCATTGTTGTTAGTTTTGTTTCTCTGTGCATGTAGAGAATGTTAGTTTCTATGCAAATATATATTCAAATGAATATAAAAGCAAATATAGAAACTGAAAAGTATATTCAAATGATTTATTTAGAATAGTTCTATTTAAATATTAAATATAAGTTTCTATGATAGAAAGAGTTAAGCAGTTGATTGATTGTAAATCGAAGTCAGTTAGAGAGTTCTCTAGCATGATTAATGTAAAACAAGTTACTTTAAATCAGCAAATAACGGGTTCGAGAAGTTTAAGTTTAGATGTCGTCACTGCAATATTGAATTCATTTGAAGATGTTTCTGCAGAATGGCTAATGCGAGGTAAGGGGGAAATGTTTTTGTCGGATGAAACTGAAAATTCGACTTCATCCGACAAAATTTCAGGGGATGATATCCGACTGTTGAGAGAAAGGATAATATCTCTGGAAGCCGAGAATAAGGTATTGAGAGAGATTGCCGGACTTCATCAAGGAGAGCGGTCGCATGAGGGAAAGATTGCATAATCATTGATTTTATAACAAGAAAAAGGATACGATGATGGATTTGAAAGAAGTGATAAAAGATGCTTTTAAATATATAGGCAAAAAAGAAATCCATGTACAAGAACTGGCTGAATACATTAAAAGTTCTGTAGCTGAGTATAGTGAAGAAGACATAGATGTCTTAAAGTCGAAGATTAATGCAAAGCTTGCTTCAGATGTAAAACGTATTGTAAATGGGGCTAAGAAGGATAATCCTAATTCTACTTTTGTTAAAGTGAAAAATGGTAAGAAAGGATTTAAGAAAGGAATATATGCTTTGAGGGTGAAAAAGCCTAAGCCCAATCCTATACCTTTACCGGCAAAAGAAAAATCAAAAATAGATGATTTGCAATCAGGTGGGGCATCAAATAAAAGAAGCAATGATTTAGATACTCTCTTAACTCCAGTAAAAATAGGGGAAGGCGTAACAAAAGCTCATATCGGTAAAGGTGGAGAGTTTGCAGTGATAAGTGAGCTTATATTCCGAGGATTCAATGCTAATATAATGAACATTGATGATGGAGTTGATATTGTTGCTTCTAAAGAAAAGGAAGGTAAGTTCTTTTTGATTCAAGTAAAGACTACTGTCTTGCTGGATGGAAAGTTCTCAGTTAATATCAGTAGAAACAGTTATGATAAATATAATTCATCAAATATGTTCTATATAGTTGTTTTACGAATAGAAAGAGATAATTTACCTCAGAACCATTTCCTTGTCTTTAATTCTTTTGATATAGAAAAATTTGTGTCAACGGGATTGGCTGGTAATGATAATAAATATTATAGTATGACTTTTACACAATGGGGTGGACATTTATATATAATAAGTAAAGGTAAGCAGGGTGAAATAGATTTTCATTTAAATAATTGGAACTGGATAAAATAAAGTAAGGTAATGAGAAGATATGTATTATTGATATTGTCAATCATGGCATTTGTTATTCCTGCTTATAGTCAAATTCAGAATAAGTTTTTTGGGTATATGTTTGGCAGTAGAATGTACCACATGGAGGATGCTATGAAAGACAATATGTGTACTAGGCAGACAGACGATCTGACTGCACTTAATGTTGACTTTGGAGGCCTAACATGGGATTATGTCGAAATGGGTTATGTAAACGATAAATTTTGCGACATTAGATTTCATAAGATTTTTCTACAGAAAGATTCTGCTTCTGGATTTTTTCTTCATTTAAAAGAAAAGCTGGATAGTAAGTATAGTTATTATAAAATATTGAGTAGCTGTAATTCAAAAGCTGTGTTATATGATGACTCTAAAAATGTATGTATGCTAACATATGAATATTCTGAATCTAAAGGAGGTAACATATTTTGGTATCTTAATTTATACTATTGGAATCTCAACCTTGATAATGAAAGAATGAGTAAATATGATAATGAATTATAATAGCGTTTTATTAATAGTTTTAAATAGAGATTAACCATACGCACATTATTAAGTATGTCGTTTCTATTACTCTTTACTGGCGGATTCCCGGTTGTGATGATTTCGGCAAGGTTTATATATGTGCAAGTAAAGGTGTAAAGGCCTTAACCGATGTAGCAAGCAAGTTAAGGAAGTTAGTCTTGAAGAGGTAAAAAGGATAGGACGCAGAGAATGTAAGCTATGTTATTAATGATAATAGATTAATATTGTTGGAATTATTATTATTTTTGTGATAAACTTGTAAATCAGTTTTTTATGTCTGATAGGAGATATACATATACATTGGATAAATCTACGATTTCATCTTCTAATATTGTTATACAAATGAGATGTTATCCGATGTCAGAAGACAAATTTAATACATTGATAAATAGTTCGGCTAAATTGGGAGGCTTTTCAAAAGATATACTACTAATTGGTGTGGGGATAGCCTTTAAGATTGTAGCAGTATGGGCTATTTATATTTATAATGGATATCAAGGTAATACTGGTACCAATGTTTTAGCAAAGGTCGAGTCGTGGGAGTATGCATCTTTGTTTGCTTGTTTAGGATTTGCATTGCTATTAAAGATAGTGTCTTTAGCCATTGTTTCTGATCGTGATGCTTTAATTAAGGAGATTCGTCAATTCTATAAAGATGAGATTAAATGAAAAATACTGATCATACAAAACAGGTGTTGCCTGTTTTTACACCATATGAAAAGATAAAAATATGTAGCAATATTTTTGGAACTAAATTTTTAATTGACATATCAGGCTTTTATCCTATTATAATAGGCAAAGATGAAATTCCATTAATTTGGCTATATTCAAAGATAAATGATGTAGTAGTTACATTGGTTGATAGGAACATTCCTTGTACTCCGCAAATAAAAGTTGAAATTGATACATATCGAATGGATATCCGGGTTTTTGATATGGTGAAAAAAATTTGGATTGATATGTTGAAAATTGATTTCAGTGATAAAAACCAGCCATGTATTGATTTGATAGATTTAAGACCTATTGGCTTTAATTTGTTTGGTGATAAGGACGTCTTGTCTATTTCTAATCACAAGTTCAAAGAAATGAAAGTTATTGGAGGACAATCAGTTTTTGGTGTTGCTTAAATGTCAATTCAATATGAGATATGAAACGACAAGGAGAGTATGCCTGCAATTTTGCTAGGCATGTTTTTCTTGTTGTTCATAAAAGCAAGAGGCCTACATTTCCAATGTAAGCCTCTTTTTTTGTATATCACCATCATTTATGGATGTGTTTATGGAAAGTTGTTGCTATACTACTTCCATTCTTTTTTCTATCCTTCCTGAATGTGCATAGTCAATTACAGTACGTATAGCTTCATCTGCATATTTCTGCATAACTCTGACATAATTGTACACCGGACGATTACTTTTCATGCTTTGGCCGATACAATATTCTATTACTTCTGTGCGGATCCCGAGTTCAAAAGCAAACTGGGCAAATGTTTTTCTGGCCGAATAAAATGAAAATCGCTCACTGTTTATACAGGTTTCCGATGCTACGAGCTTCAGACACTTATTTAGATATATGCATAAGTTCCTGTAAGGACCGGTATAAGGCAATGTTAATTTCCCTTCGGCATTGATGTATTTCTTAATGATGCCCCGGGCTTCTTCCGGTATTGTAATAACGGTATCTTTATTCCCTGTTTTTTTATTCTTGGTTTTGGTCCTCTGATACGAAAGGGTGTTTCCTGACAAGTTCGCCTGAACCAGGTCCGCAAGGTTGATGCCACCCAAATAAAATGATAGCAGCCAAATATCTCTTCCGATCTGGGTTCTCGTGCTTGTTGAGTGTAGTGATAGGATTTCAGAGAATTCTTGTTGAGTTATGTCGATGAGCCGGACTTGAGATGCAGGCATTGTGTATCCCCTAAAGGGGTGATCATCCAGTTTTAATGTGCCGTTGTCTATTGCTTCGTTTATCGCAGCTTTAAAATGCGCCATACGCATTTGTATATTACAGTTTGAATATCCTCTTTTTACCATGGCCCTTTCCAGGATCTTGATATCGTTCCTCGTTATATAATTAACCGGAGTATCATGAAGGATAGATGTGATGACATTCCGACTGTATTCGTTCATCTCTGCATACTTCGTTCTTTTCTCGCTGTAAAGCTGCTTAATGCGAGTGTCGAACAGTTCTGTAATGGTAAGTGGCTGTTTGTCGTTTTCCTGAGTGGAGGTGAGCGCCTGTTTCAGTTGGGAGCAGTTCTGGAATTTTCGTAAATCCAGTGAAGCCAGCTTTTCCTGGTACTCAGATAATACATATTGCATACGTTTGTTCATAATATTAGCATCTTTTCGATAACATACCTTGCCGGACTCAAATTCCGCTTCGTCGTCGATTTCAAACTCCGTGCTAATGTAACGTACCTCTTTTTTGTGGGTGACTGCAAGGTATACACCCAGCTTACCTGAAGACTTTCTTCTGGCAGGCAGAATCTTAAAGTTAAGAGTAGCCATACAATTAGATTAAATGCATTCGTTAAACTTGCGACAAACCTTTTGACAAACCCTTTGTCTCACGGGTGGGAATATTGTCGCTTTTTTTTAAGAATGATTGAAGTAAAGTCTTATGATTTTATGAGTATAACCGATTGGTTATCAATGTGTAATAAGCTGTTTTTTGTGGAGCCGAAAGCGGGACTCGAACCCGCGACTTACTCATTACGAATGAGTTACTCTACCAACTGAGTTATTTCGGCAAGCATCTGTCCAGAGAGCATCTCTGTTCCTGATTGCGGTGCAAATTTATTGCTTTATTTTTATATGCAAAAGGTTTTTCTGATTTTTTTTGGAAGAATCCTTTTTTTCCCGATTACCGGTTGCCGGACATTGCCGTATTGCTGCTTTTCCCTTTTCCGGGGAACCGTATGATTATGCAGAATAAAATGGATAAATGGAAACCCGAAGGAAATATTGCCGGCAGGTAAATAAATATAAAAGATTTTATTCGGTTTATGGGGAGAAATTACTAACTTTGCATCCCGAATTAAGATGTAACAGAACTTAGACAATGTACAACTTGGCGGAGTATAGGACAAAAAAAGAAATATATCAGGAAGCGGCAGGAACGAAACCGTTTTCCCAAACAAATGGAAAAGGATACTTTACGGCTTTTCCTTTTGTTTCGTTATTCTTTTTTTATTATTGTATTTTTGTTCCTGCTGTTATTTCTATTTCCCGTTTGATTTTTCAGAGATTAAATATAGAGACACCCGGTATTGCCTTTTGGCAATCCGGGCGTCTTTTCGTATATAGGTAAGGCTTTAAAAAAAGATTGCAGATT